GAGCCATCCGTGTACACACCACAGAAACCGTTGTTATCGTCGTAATAGGCGGAGCGGAGCCACCAGTAAACCGCCGTACCCGTAGCGTTGTACTTGTAAGCAACTTTGCTGTTACCAGACTTGAAATACTGGTATTGCGCCTGGTAGTTTTGCTCGTAAGAGTTGGCATAAGTACGAGCACCCTGAACCTCAAACTCCGCAAGCAACCATAGATAATCCGTAGTAGCAGTAATATAAGAAGCTTGGTTTCCGCCGCCATTTGCGGTATTATCCGTATACTTTGTCACCGACTTCATAACCGCTCTCAAATCAGCGGGAAGTGCAGCAATAAAGCTGTTTGCAAGAGGGTTGGACGGGGTATTGCTGTTTCCAAGAATGGTCTTACGCATATAGCTGTTGTTCCAACCACCAGAGTTCGTGCTACTGGTGTTCATAACAAAACTGCCAGAACCACCAGACGGCCATCCGGCATCCGGGCCGTACTTACTATCAAACAACCCAACCATCTTTCCGCTCTTCTTACCAATGATAAAGTGAATGCGGTTAGATCCCTCACGAGAGCTGTTGTGATTAAATCCGGCAATAAAAGCATCAATGGAAACGCTGGAGAAGTTAGTAGTTCCAATTTTGCCATTGATAGTAATGGTCTTGGTATCACCAACATCCCAGTAATTATCTCCCTGCCCACTATCAGAAACAGCCTTGATAACCGCCCAGGAGTTCTCGTTCAGAATATCACTGACAAACTCTGCGTTGACCGTAACCGTCTTATTCGCCGGAGCGGTATAGTTTGTACCAGCGGCCACCTTAACCGTAATAGTGGTGTCACCACTTGTCTGATTGACATTGTGTACAGTAATTACATTCCCGCTCACGCTGACAGTGACAATGCCAGTGTTATTTGACACTGCGGTAATCGCGCCATTACCAGGCCGTGTAACTGTAATCTGAGCAGTTGGGTGTTCCATGTCCAATGTGACCGTTTGCGGACTCACACTCAAGCTGCCTGCGGCCTTATTGATCGTCCAGTTGACAGTCTTTGCAGCCGTAGTCTCGTCACTCCACATATAGTCATCCTTTGGAGTAAAGGACGCGCTATAAGTGCCGGCATTGGTTTGCCCAGTGACGCTCAAAGTCATCTTGTTTGTGTCATAGTTGCTAAATGTAGGAGTCTGGGCACTCCCGTTATAAGTAAGAGATCCACTTTGAGAAGGAACCGTAGCGATCACCATGCGGTTAGCTTCTCCAGTGATTCTATTACTTGCGTTTACATTTACCGCACCGTCCGTAGATACCGGGAAGAAAGACACATAATAGGTCGTACCGTTTGTAAGACCTGTTACGGTCAGCGGTGCGCTTGCATGGGCGTTTCGTGTAGTGCTGGTATAGGTATAGGCCGCATCTTCATCGTCTGGAGAAGTAGCGTATTCGCCCTCCTTAACCACCACGACGGTCTTCTCCCAGGTTGCCAGGGTAAGTCCATCGTCTACAATGGTAGCTGCTGGATCAGTCCACTTAATTGCAAGTTTACCATTACCAGCCGGCGTTGCACTCATGCTGGATACATTGCCCATAGTAGGAGCATTTGGAGTTGCAGTGAACTCGCAATCCTCATGCTCGGTATAAGTGTTTGTCGTTGTATATGGGAAGAACTTGTAGTAATAGACTGTGCCATCGGTCAAACCGCTATCGCAAAAATATTGGTTCTGATACTGATTGCGCACCTTACTGTCTACGACCACAGTGCCGTCGCGTCTACTGACAGGCATAGAGCCGGCCTTGCGAACAAGCAGTGTGCCCGCCCACTCTGCCAAAGTGGATTCGGCAACAACCAGGTCTTCAGGATCAGTCCACTTTACATACACTTTCCCATGTGAAACCTTAGTGACGATATTAGAGACAGCGGCCAACTGAAGCCCGCCTCCGCCATTTCCGCCACCAGATGGAAAGTTAGAAATAATAGGCATTTAGATGTCCCTCCTTTTATCCTAATAGAATCACTACAACCGGGATATCTACGTCTGGCATTTCACCATCAGCGGCGATAGTAAGCTGTCCTTCGCTCTGTCCAATGACAGAAAGCATTGCCATACGAGCTGCGTCCCGTTGCTCAATCGTTGCATTTTGCGCCACCGAAATATTTCCGTTTTGATCTGCGCCAAGCCCCTCTACGGCCAAAGTCTGCGTGAACGGAGAGTCAATCCCGCTCCATGCAGATGCAAGTAGAGTACCAGTGGCCTTACCGCTTTTAAGCGCCATCATTCCAACAGCGTCATCAATCTTTTTCATATTGGAATCATCGGTGCCATTCATTTTTTTACGCCACTCTTCAAATCTTGTGGAAGCATCGTCTTCCAAATAAAGCCCGATGTTAGGGGTCTCACTCATTGGTCAACACCCCTTTCTCAATGAAGCAAAATCACTACGATTGGAATATCACAAGTCGGTACATCACCAAATGCCGCAATCGTCAATGTGCCATCGCCCTGACCACATACATAGAGTTCGGCGCTCTTTACGGCTTCCAACTCCGCATCGGAAATCAGTTGGCTAATGCCAACCACACCATCTGTATCTGCGGTCATGCCCTCAATCGCCACAGTCTGTTGGCCGGCATTCCACGCAGACGCAAGCAGAGTAGCGGAAACATCTGAGCTGCCGCCTCCTGTGTTGGGATTGATGCGATGTCTCTTCTGCTCCCCGTTATCCTCAGAGTCGATATAAAAGCCTCCATCGTCTGGGGTAAAATACGCCCACCCGTCATGGAAAGGCGTTACATCTGTTGAGATACGGGAGCTGTCGCCTTTCAAAATCTTAAAAAGAGCCATTCTTTTTCCTTACCTCCGTTCTACAGAGAAATGAAAAGAGGGCGGGTGTTACCCCGCCCCCAAATATGGGAAATACGAAATTGTCTATCTGCTATTAGAAGCTGCCCCAAGTTAGAGCATTATCGGTGTACTCTTTGGCATCTGCAAGAGCACCAGCGGCAGAACCAGCGGCATCATAGTTAGAAGCCAGGCCATCGGCATAGTTCTTAGCGTTCTGCTCCATGGCATCCCACTTGGCCTTGTCGCCGGCAGCGATCTTGTCAAGCTCGGTAGCATTTGCGTGAACGTGCTTCTTAGCCACAGCATCAGCCAGGTTAGCCTCAGTCTGGGTGTAGGTATCCAGCAGAGCCTTGTTTGCATGGGTGTGACTTGCGCCCTCCAGGGTAGTCACACGGCCAGCCAAAGCAGTCAGCTGAGCGGCAGTGGCGTAGTCACCAATGTTCAGGGCGGCAATCGCATCGGTCACATAAGCAACCACAGTAGCTTTCTCGCCAGACTCGGTATCACCGATACCATCCAAGATACCCTGTAGGGCAGTAATGGCAGAGTTCATTGCGGCAGCATCGTCACTGTGGCTGGAAATCCAGTCAGAGATCTCCTTCAAGGTATCGAAAGACTCAGGCGCATCAGCGATCACCTTAGCAATCTCATCAGCAACGGTCTTCTTCACAGAACCCTCAACAGTGGCCTCGCCGTTCAATACACCGATTGCATTAGTGTTGGCCTGAACTTTAGCCTTGATCTCGGTATCGTCGTAAGTAGCTGCCTCCTGAGCTTCCTCAATCATCTGAACGACGGTCTTGCTCTCAGGAACAGTACCAACTTTGGCCTCCAGCGCGTTAACCTCAGTCTGTACAGCAGCCGCCTTTTCATCGGCGTACTTCTTAGCACCCTTTAGGGTATCCATGTCAGAAGTATCATCAGCAGTACCAACATTGGCCTTTCCGTTAATCTTGGTCGCAAGAGTGGCCTCCAGATCAGACTCAGCAACCTTGTCCTTTGAGGCAAGAGCGCCCAGACCCTCGATAGACCCGGCAACAACATCGGCAATCTTATCGTCCACATACTCCTTCACGTTGGCATAAGGGGTGTCGCCCTCCTTATTGCCCAGCTCACCAATAGCCAGATCAATGGCGTTGCTTACATCCTCAGCGGTAGTGTGAGTAGCGCCCTTGGTCAAGGTGATCTTACGAGTTGCAGGATCGTAAGAAGCGGCGGTTACAGTGTTGCCGTCACCAACAACCTCGATAGAGGTGGCACCAGTATCAAGGTTGATCTGCACATAGCTTGTACCGTTCCACTTTGCCAGCACATTCAGGTCTGTGATGTAGTACAGAGCGGTAGTGCTGGGATTGGTGTTGGCCTGAAGAGCTTGCAGGGTTGCGAACTCCTGAAAGTCGCCAATGCGGATACGGGTAGAACTATCAATGTCCAAATAAATAGCCCGCTCGTCAGTAGTTACATAGAAAGCACCTTCTGTATAAGTTTTGGGCAAATTAGCCAATAGACCTTTCTTAAAAGCAACAGTAGCCATTATTCAATCACTCCTTTAATTATCTAAAAATTACATTGTTCCCCATACGAGGCTTTCCGAAATACTCTCGATTTTCTCTGGATCAATAGAGTCCAGCTTCTGCTTGTCGGCAAGAGTCATTAGGCCAGCAGCAGATTTACCGTCCGGGCCGGAACCCGCACCAATCAAGGTTAAAACTCCATGCTTAACGGCGGGAGAATAAGTTCCGTCAGCCTGCTTGGTGAAAATACGAATCTCTGCGGTGTTTGTGGTGTCTGTTCTCTGCACATTCACGATTTCACTTAGGATCTCATCAGGCAAAGAACCAACGATACCCTGTAGCTCACTTGTGTCTGGGATATCGTTTTTCCGTGCGTATTGAATTGCAGTTACTCCAAGTGCAAGAGTCCCACCGACATTTTGAATCTGGTAAATAGTCATTACATCCGAAGAAGTCATAAACACAAGATTCATAGCTGTTTCGCTACCATATGCGTAAATGGCTACTTTAGAGTTATCAACCTGTCCAGAGGTGCTGCGATCCAGAATGATCTTATTTGCGCGAACTGCGGCAAGCAAATTATCATAACTACCAATAGCAGAAAGAATATTATTTGCGGCAGCACCTTCACTCAGCGCAGTCAAACCGTTTGTGACATAGATATCTTCCAGCTCTTCTGTATCAATCATCCCTTTAGTCGGGATATAGATATGAGAAGAATCCGGGTCATTCAACTGCAAGTCGATATAGGTATCGCCAACCGCAGCGCCGGCATAAGGCTGGTCAGCTTCGGTTACAACCTTTACCGACCCGCTCTGCAATACAAGATCCTTCGGGATATTGATTGCGTCGCCAACATAGGTGCTCTCAGCTCCAAGCGTCCGTTTCAGTCGATAAGTAGCTGAATATCCCTCTGCGGCCTCGGCCTGCTTCTCCATCGTGAACTCTGGAGCTGCTGTCCCAGCGGCAAACAGACCATCGGTTTTCAGCACGAGACTGTTTCCAGCCTCCTTGGAAATCTGCACACCGATTGTCTTTCCGTCTTCACCATCAGCAATAATGACCGACGCATCTACGGGGGTAAGCCCAGTCAACGTGCCAGGAGAAAGACTATCAAGCTTAATCTTATCCTCAGCGGACATCAAGCCAGCAGCGGTTTCAGAGGCCGTCTTGCCAGTGGCAAACAGAAGATTGCCTTTGTAGAGTTCCTGCACATCTTCCAGCCAGTACAAGGTATTTGTGTCTTTCTGCTCCAACGCATCAAAGAGCGCCTTTGTACCGACCTTAAAAATTACATTAGCCAATTCGATTTCCCTCCTTTACAATAGAATCAAAATATATAAACACTCTCTAAGAGTTTATATAGCGTTACATTTTCTCCCACACATAGTCAGAAACAATCTCACTGTCATCAATATCAGACCACTCATCATGCGGGTTAAGATCAACTGGGTCTGGCACATCACCAGGCTCATCTTCAATTGTAAAGCTTAGGATTTTTTGCTCCGAAATATGTGGGACATATACAGCACCATCTTCTCCGGCGACACTTCCGATGTTCTTTTCTGTTCCATCACTCATCTTCAAAATCATGTCGCCATTTTCTGCAAGCTCAGCATCTACAACTGGATTTCCAGAAATAATGCCTCCGCCGCCTCCAAAAGAAGAGTTGCCGAAGAACGGCAAATCGGCCATTGAAAAGCACCTCCTTAATACATGTAGTAGATGTTCACTGACTTCTCTTCTTTGAACACGAGACTTGTAATATCCACTTGACCAAAACCAAGCTCGAATACTCCAGACACAATAGGGATCTCGCATCCATTGATAATTACTTCCGTTCCCGCCTCACATTGAATTCCAATCTTTTTGATTACCATATGATCGGTAAACGCAAGTGTACTATTTTCATGTGCCGCCATCTCATTTTGCTTAAAAATATCAAGCATATTTACATTGGCAGTAGTAGTACCATTAAAACTACCAAGAGTACCTTTTGACATATCGAAAACTCCTTTCTTCTTTCGTCACGCCAAAATCACATAGTCTAATTCTTCTAATGTAATATCGTCATGCTCAGACAGTGTTAAGTTATCCATTTCAGAAAGCAACCTATGTCTTTTCATTCCGATGTTTAGTTCGGAAGATAGAAGAGATCCGCTCTCATCCGGGAAGATAAAACACTGCAAAATATTCCCTATCTCCAAAACAAGATTGAGGAAGCTTTCATACGTCATAAACTTTTTAGATTGCACACCGCTATTCTCAACCGTCAAGCACATCGAACTATCGCCTGTCCCAAGCGTATACCACATCTCAAAGTCAGCAGAGAAAAGCAAATTCATCATTGCTTCTCCTTCTACAGACAGCATGTAGAAGATATCAAAATCGTTTGTAGTCAGAACCATATCGGTCTCTGCTTCACCATGGGTAATAGCGGAGGTAGAAGCGTCAGAGCCTAAGAGCATAGTGTTCTTAAACTTCTCTAATGCTTCTTTCAAAGTAGACGCTGGAGCTGTCCTTAGCTCCATTTCCGTTGATCCAGACCCAAGAGATTTTGCGATATCGTACTTCAGTGTGTTTGTCAAAAGCTGTGTGACATTTTGGAATGTGTTAAAGCTTTCTTCACCAATATTGGCTTTACCTGTAGTTAAAACCAGCTCTGTTGAACCACCAGTTGGTTTTGCTGCGAACAACTCAAGTTCTGCACCAAGTTCCATCCCGCTTGAAAAGATATTGAAGACTCGTTCTAACAAATTATCAATTTCTGATACAAGCTTCGTATCCGTATCACCAACAATAAACTTTTGCAAATATAGATAGTTCACCATTGCGTCAAGATACATGCGGTTGTAAATCACGAGGCCGTCACGATATGGCAAATTCCTAATAATCAGGTCAAATTCAGTTAGTCTTTTTCGGAGATAAATGTTGTATGTTTGCGCCATCTCTCCACCGCCTAACTAATCGTAATTAAGCTGGGTTGCTCAAAGTCAAAGTCAGGCTGTTTGCCTTAATCGTTACGATAGTTGCGGCCTCAACATTACGAGGGGTGGATAGGGTGTCATACATAAGTAGATTTCCGGCCTCCAGCGCATCATAAATAACAAAGTGGGACATTGTTCCCCAGTTTGCAGTTGACTCATCAAAAGAAATGGCCTGCTCATTTGTAATTACACCATCTGCCGGCTCACTCAAATTCTCAAGCTTCACTCTTTTATATCCAGAGTTTGAAAGAGGCTCTGTGACATTACCGCCACTGATATTTGGAGCGGTAGAACTTAGGCCAATGTAATACTCGCTTGGAAGTGCAGGAGTTTCCTTTGTCTTAAACAAATTTCCCATCACTTGATTCAGAAAGTATGTAGTGTTCATTTCATATCCTCCTTGCAAATAGATTAACTTATTCCTAACAAAATTAACGAATCACCTTTTTATCAATGTTATTAGTGATTCCCAAAATACCCTGGCTTGGGATATCCGTTTCCCCAGACATGTCTTGGATCGTAATCTGGTAGATGTACTTCCCGTACAAATCGACGGTCTCTTTTGGGAGCAGTGTAACGGCAAGAATACTTTCAATTCCATCATCATCGGCTATAACACTCATTGCTTTTGATAGCACTGGTGCTCCTGTTCGATTTACCGAATACACAATTGAGAATGTCGCTTTTGCGCCAGAGGCATTAAAAACTCTGCCTGTGTCCGTAAACAAATGAAAGCGCAGATCATGTGTCTCCCCGCCAACAAATGAAATCTCAGGCAGATTATAAACTTTACTAATCATTTTGCTTATCCTCCTACGCTAACCGGGAATTCACATGTGATTTCAAGCTTACAATCGCCAACAACTTCTAATGAATTGTCTCCGCAAATAAGTTTGAAAAATTCAAAATTGAAATATGGATATAAATTAAGATCCATATTATTTGTGATAACCCCATTTTCATTATCCACTTCTATTTCCAAGAAATAGGATTGAGGGAGTCCCGTAAATTCAAAAGTTCTATCATTGTCTGAATGGTTAATAATCTTGATACTATCTGTACCATTCGTTGTGATTTTGAGCTTTGGTTGATATCCTCCCCTATAACTACCAAGATTCCTAAGCAAAATATTGGTGTTGCCCTGGCATGTATAGGAGTATGTCACTGGATACTGATATGCAAACGGGGAATCACATCTCACAGTGCAAGAAAAAGCAATGGGCAGGTTGCCAATCTCCACCATCTCTAATTCTTCGATGATGCAGCGATAGCGAACCTGCTCCATGTCATCCTGTTCAATTTCAAGCCATTTGTATCCATCCAATGGCGATAACCATGAACTGATTGCCTCTCTATCCCAAGCGTCAAAAAATCCTCCACTGTTTGCAAGTTCTTTGTCTGCTCCAAAAACCATATTAAATGAAAGCGGTTCGTTTTGTGTAACACCATAAAACAACGGACGGTATCTGCTCGAAACTCTATCTTCGGAAATATCAGATGCTACAGAGAACTTGGCCTCCCCAGGTGTAACACCATTTACCTCATAGAGTCTTAGGCCAAACTCTGTACATGGTATCCCATCATATACGAAATAATCACCCCAAAAAGCCATAGCACCACCTCCTGAGGATATATGTTATTCTTTTTCTTCTCCCTCAATATCTTCCTTATTGAGTGTCGCCTCAATGTCCATCTTCTGAAGATCTACAATGACACTCTCCAGAAGGTCGATAACCCCGCCCATGTTCAATAAATTTTGCTTCTGTTTAACCTCGATATTATTTAAGACGCGGACAGCAGCATCAATTTTCTTAATGATTTCTTTCATACGACCTCCATATTATTTTGCAAGTAAATCTTCAATGACGCTTCCCAAATTCACATAATCTCCATTCACCATGATATGAACATCGTCTGGAATCCAGATACCATTCCCGGCTCTAAGCGCCATACCTTCATCTGCGACAATCGCAATTCCTCTTGTAGACTCAATGTACACCAAGTCCGTCCTGCTCACACCGTCGCTACCATATCCATCATAGATAACTCCATAATCGCCAAACAAAAAGTCGCAACCCTGAATCGTTCCGCCCTGAATATATGCGCCTTTAATATTAGGAGCTGACACAAGCTCGTCTGTAATCACTGTGGACGAAATATTTCTAATTTCTCTTTCAGTCCACATATTCTCTGAAAGCCAATCAATCTCTTCATATACGCCGTCGAGCTGCGTATTGATTCGCGTTAGGCGGTAATCCATATCGTCTTCCAGGTTTGAAATCTGCGGATTAGTTCCAAGCTGCGTGACCGTATTCCAGTTAATACGAGAGCCAGATCCAAGTGTAATATTTCCATCCATTGTAATATTGCCAGCGCTATCAATGACAAGAGTATTCTTGCTGCCATTGCTGATAGTAAGCCCTCTTAGCTCCAAGTATGTAGGAGAGAATTTATAGCTTGAAGTCAGCATACTTCTGCCATTCAAATCCTGGTAATCAGAAGCCTGCACAACACCTTTGAAACGGCCACTTGCAGCAACAAGCTCACCGCTGAACTTTCCATCGCACCCCTCAAGTGTTCCTTTGATATGAACATTTCCATTGATATCTACCCAGAAGCTTGCATTATCTTCATCAATTGTATACTCGTCTCCTGAGTACAGTGGGTACTTGCCAATCGCAAATCCTGAATATGGGTTTAGAGTGATCTGCACTTGATTGCCATTGTAAATATCAAAAATAGCATTGTGCAAAGACGCACCGTTCCCATCTACACGGAACACAGAAATGTCGCCGTCTTTCTTAGCGCTTTCGATAATAAGGCTATTTCCGGCCAACAATTTGCCAATCAGACTATCTGCAATAACACCGCTCATAATTCCGCCGTCTTCTGTTTTCATTTGACCAATAGCGAGATTGGCGGTTGCCCAGTTATCTGTTGTAAACATGATTTGGCCGTTATTCATCCAGATCTCATAAGGTTCATATTCTTCTGGATTATCCTCTTTTCTTTTGCGTAACCGTAAGCCAGATTCGCTCCAGGAAATATCTTGACCAGAAGAAGACAGAATGTTATTCTTGGCAATATCAAGTGCCTCTTTTGTAAATTTGCTGAGGCTTGTTTCCGCACCACTATTTACAAACTGGCTATATGTCCACTTGCCACTATCGAGAGTATTACCAAAAGATTGAGATTGATCTGTTAATTCGTTATAATAGAAAACTCCATCAGATGCGTAATATTTGCTTGATAGCTCTACCGCAAATCCAGTCAAATCTTCAAATGGAATTTTGACAGAAATGACATATGGCTTCATAACCTCACCATTTGATTTCTGCCAATAAAGCCTACTTCCCAATTTCAGATTATTTTTGAATGGTTCAAACTCTGACATCGCAAGAAAATTCGCCAGATCCAGACTGCATGTATAGGATGGATAAGACACTCTTTCCATCAGCTCCATACCGTAGTCCAGCAAATCCCACTCAACAGCTCGTTTTTCATATTCCGTTGTGCTTCGAGTGAAGTATAGATCCGCATCGCCAATCTTAAAGGAGATAGTGCTTCCCTCTTCGATTGCACCACCGACACTGGAATCTGGTACGACATTTGATGTAACAGTGCTACCAATTCCTGCAACAGAGACACAGCCGCTTGGGAATGATTCCTCATTCAATGTGCCAGCTGAAAGTCTTGCGGTAAAAAGGAGATCATGGTTTTCATCAAAATCAAGAGATGCCCGGACAATATTCGCATTCAATACAAATCCAGAAGTCGAACAGCCAATCTTACCTCCGACAATAGAGTAGATATCCTTTCCGGCCTCATTTGTTACCTTGGTAACTGTAGCGTCCATGATATTGAAGATTGAACCCGTTGCAGGAATACTTTCACCAGCACTATCAAATGAATCAACCTCAATGGCAACAAAGGAATCTTCAGAAATAGAATCTTCTTTCAGATAACGATCAATAATTTTATACTCGTTTTCTGTGAAAAATGCGCTCAGTTTTGTCTTTTCGTTGATAGCCTGCATCTTCTCATCAAGCTCGTCTACCTCTGCCTGAATATCTTCAAGTTTATTCTGTTTTGCAGTAATTTCACTCTTCTTAGCAGAGATATCCTGATTCACTTTGTTAAGATCGCTTTGACTTTTCAATCCCTTGGCAATTGCCTGAATCGTTGTTGCCTGGATATTCTCAAGGCTTTTCAATTCTCCTTCAAGCGTTGTAATAGCAGCCTGCTCCGTAAGGAGCTGTGCGGTCTTCAACGCCTCTTCCACAGTAAGATTGAAATAAGACCTTTGATATGATTGAAATGTCTCTTTCCAATCGTTATACTTGTTGATAATATCCCGTGAGAAGTAATCATGTGTCATAAAATAATCCAGGTTAATCAAGCTTGTTGTACCCATTGGGTTGACGCTTCTGATATCAACATTGTCTGCCCCATACACACTCAGCTGCGTAACGATACTTTCTGTGTCTTCCTCAACAGAGACTTCTTTAATGAGATTATCCATTGAGAATAACACTGGTGTTGTCTCTGGCTCATTCGTAATATCACGAACATAGATCAGACGATTATATGTATCAAAATCAAACACGCATCCATAAGATTCTTGCAAGTCTGACTTAATGAAATTATATATATTCTGGTCTCCGCTATCGTCAAATGTGCGGTATTTATCGATTAGTGTTGCATCTACTTGACCAATTTTCCACGATGGCATAAGGTCAAGTATCATTCCGATAATCGTATCATTTGGCGCAATCGGGTTCCATAGGTTATATGTGCCGGCTGTAAGCACAAGCTTCTTGAAGGTAAACTCATACTCCAAAGAATAAGCGGTGCAGCTCTTAACCTCTCGAACTCCATCGCTCTCTGTTTTAGGATCTACCAGAAGGAATCTTCCGTAGTCCTTTAGATCAATGATTCTCATTCCAACCACTTTTTCGTAGTTTGGAGTTTGTTTGCCGTCCACATAACCAGGAAGCTCAAACGATAGCGTTGACACCTCGTTATAGCAAAGATCTGCTTCCACATTAAAAGCATACTTCAGCACACCAATCGGTGTATCATCCATGTTTTGCAAAATAAGTAGAGGCTGTTCTTTTACATTGACCTTTGCAAAATCAACAACCATGTCTAAAGCCTCCTTCTTTTATAAAATAAGCGGCCACCAATTACGGTGGCCGCATCGTTTTAACGAAGCATATGGCTTCCAACAGAATTTCTTACGCCCTTACGCTTTCTTGCTACAATCAATTTGTCGATTGTATAGTCGGCATAATATTCTGCCATCTTCTTCGCTGTTTCCTCATCCGCATTCTTAACCTCGAAATGGTTTTCAATACGGATTTCTCCCATAGAATTGTCTGTGTTTTCATTGTTGGTGACAGACTGAATCGCAGCAGTCGTGGTATCCTTTGCTGTTGCAAGGCTACGCACAACAGAATCTACAACACCAGTAATAGTATCACCAATCTGACTAAAGAGATTCTTATACTGCTTGCTGGTAAACACAGCCTCTCCCTTTTGCAACTTAGCAAAAACTTCGTTGCTCTTCAATGAGTTTTCTCCGACAATTCCTCCATCGTGATAAATGTACTGTCTATATTTTTGGAACAGTTGCTCTCCACCAACGCGATCTACATACCATACACCGTCATCACCACGGACTGCGTTAATACCATACGGGGCAAGCAATCTGCCAAGCCGTAGGTTTTCGTCAGCGAGGCGTTGCTTCTCTTCATCAGAGGCATCCCCCCACGCCTGACCGTTGGCGTACATCTCAGACATAATTGCACTGATTTCAGCATCTTCCTGCTGTTGATCCAGAATACCTTGCTGCTCATTGGCGATATCATTATTGATACCATTTAGAGCGGATACAATATCTCCATACTGCTGTGCGGCCTGCATTGCTGTCTGCCAAGCAGATGTAATTGAATCCTCCCCATCAATCATGTCACCATACTGTCTGTTCCAAGCAATCAGATCCTGGTATAGCTGATCCCAGTCCGCATTGATACGGTCAATAGCGGCTCTGTAAACCTCTTCCTCTGTGTCAACGCTTGCCTCGACCTTAGCAATCTCATTATCCTTGGTTTCTTCAAACTTGTCCGCTTCTTTGTCCAAGGCATCGACCTGCGCATCATACGCATAGTCTGCCTGGTAATCAGCAAGATCGTTTTGAAGGTCGGCAAGCTCCTGTTCCAACTGCTGCCGCTCTGCATTAGCCTCACGACTATCATCGCGGCTCAGCTGATTGATCTTTTCCTGTACCTTTGCAATTTCGGCAACGCGCTCTGCAACCTCACGCTCATAGTCCTCTTCATCTCTGGCTACTTCAAGAGACTCCTTCTTCAAATCAATGATTTTCTGGTAGTCATCAATCTGTTCTTCCAGAGCATCGATTTTATCTTCGGCTTCCTGACGCACCAGCTCCATTGTCTTTTCAATGATTTCTGTAATAGCGTCTTTCTGCTCATTATAAATATCGAGTTGAGTTTCGCGCAAAAGCTCCGTGTACTCTCTTAGAGTTAGAACGCCTTGTTCAAGCAACCGATTCAGTGCGGCGATCTTTTGCCTTAGGTAATCTACTTTTGTGAAATCAAACCGATCCCAAAGGTCAAAGTCATCCGCATATTCGATAAACTCATCAAACGGTTCAAGTACATTATCAACGATAGATTCATTGATTTCCTTGATATCGTCTTCAGCATCCCACCATGCGTCAATACACTCCTGAATTGCCTCATCGTTCTCGTCCACACCAAGCGCTCTTAACCGTTGTGCTTCCTCATGGGCAAGCTCCTGGATTCTCAGTTGCTCTTGACGCTGCCGTTCCAGATTAGTAGCCATATCACGATAGTTTTTGCTATCGCTTAGGCCATCATACTGGTGCTGCAAAAGTTCAATGGTATTTTCGTGCGCCTCAACAGCATCTGTATAAATACCATGTAGGATATCGTCAATCTCATCCTGGTACTCCCACCACTGTTCTCCAAGCTCCTGAATGTAATCGTTATTCTCATCCAGTCCCATTGCGCGGTATTTTTCCGCATACTGGTGAACAGTGTCTTGCATCTTCCTATAGATAGCAATAATTTCTTCTGGAGTTCCATCATTTCTTTCAAGCGTAAAGATGTCGTGCTCATAATTACCCAGGATTTCGTCAAGCTCATCCTGGATTTCTTTTATGGCATCCTCCATCTCTTCAGCAAGCTCTTCGTCATCAACTTCAGCCTTAACATCTACCGTGGCAGTTGTCGTGGGAGAAGTATACGGAGTGCCCGTAGAGCCGTCCTTGTCAACCTCGACACGCAAACCGCTTGTTGTGATTCTTCCAGACGCATATGCTGGAATTGTACCAGTAATCCGTTTGCCAGAACGACTTAAAATCCGTTTGGTTTCATCCGCAGTATAAACTTGGTCTCCCTGGTTCAAGTATGCAATTTCCGGCCCGTTTGTTCCAGCGAGATATGCTCCATCCTTCGATACAACAAGCTCTGGCTTTGGAGAACCGTTGGGTGAATACTCGTCTCCAAGCAAAGCATTGCCAGCCGGCGCATTAGAAGTGCCTTTTGCAAAGCCAAGCAGATTACCAATACTGTCAATAAGACCACCTTTACGCTGTACATTATAATATACAGTGGCAGTTCTACCATTTACACTATCAATAGCCGTACCAATGCTATAAACTTTTGTTGCAGCATCTTGTGCGGCTGATCCAATGTCATCAATTTCTGACTCTGCGTTGCTCGTAGTAGAGTCATTTACATCGTCAATTGCAGTTTCAACACCATTGATTGATGTTGTAACATTGGTAAATGTAATCGTATCGATATAATCAAGCGCGTCACTTACACTCTGCACTTGACCATCAGCATTTGCCAGTGAAATGCCGTCTGCTTCGCCAAGTTTGGTAATAAGCCCTTCTGCTTCTTCCTTGGTATAACCAATGTTGGCAAGAAGATCTCCAAGCCCTTCATAATTAACCGTGATTGTATAATCATCACTGGTAGCAAGGCCAAGATTCTGTAGACTTGTTGTTACAGAGTCAATATCACCAGATACACTAAATAGCTGTACGCCATCAAGCCCTTGTAAAGCAGACAAAACATCATAAATCTCTTTATCTGTTTTACCAAGGGTCATCAGCTGCTCTGTCAAGCGGTCTACATTGATAGCCTTGCCAGCAGCAGTTTCAGCAGAGAGGCCAATTTCGTCAATAACCTCTGATACCTCAGTGAGATCGTAAAAGTCAATGTCGCCCCACATAGATAGAGCCTCGAAACAGGCGATAACCGCCTCTTCCGTGATACCCATCTTTTCTGCAATCTCGTCAAGATTTTCAGGATCAACATCAAAACTGAATGCACCAGTTGCATCCTTGCTGATCTCGATTAGGTCTTCGCCCTCATCATTGACCAACTGGCCGGCCTGAGCCATATCGTAAAGTCGCTGAATGAATCCAGCTCCAGCGCTGTCCGCATCCTCAAAGACGCTCTTATTACGCTGCATAGCATCGTAGATCTCATCCAGTCCGTCACTCCAGCCCCATGTATTAAGCTGCTCACTGCCAAACAGGAATTCAGCAGCAGCCCAGAAAGCATTTGAGTTTGTAGTACCAGCCTCAAATTGGGCGTTCAGCTCTTCAAATGCCTCTGCATAAGAACGGAAATCGGTATCCTTTTCCTCTACAGCCATAGCCGCATCATAGCGCGACTTTGCATCTGTTACCTGGTCAAACTTATCGACCATACCATCAAGGGCATCATTGAGCTTTAGAGCCTCAGCCGTAACAAGAGAAACGCCGTCTCCGCCCTCTGCCATATTCTGAAGAATCTTGGAGAGGAATTGAGCATTCATTCCGTCCTCTTCCAAAATGCCAGCCAACACACTGCTTTCAGAAGCGAGTTCTTCAATATTCTGTGGAGTAATACCGTCCACTGCTTGAGACATAGCGATAAGCTCTTCCTTGGTATCTGAGAAGTCCTCAGAGTCCCACATACCACGGATACGGCTCTGCAATGCTTCTGCATTTCTGGCCGCTACAGCCTGCTCACTATTGTACTCTTCAATTGCAGCAGTGATATCTTCCCAGGTTGTCGCACCTTCGTTGATAACTGCATTGTAGGCAATTTCAAAATCTTCGTCGGATAGAGCTTCAAGTTTGTCTTTTACATTTTCGACCTCTGCGCTCCAAGACTCCATCGCGTGGAAATGTGCAGATGTTCCAGGAGTAAGCTCTTCATATGTTTTAGGAACAAGCTTTTCAGCAATCTCACGCATTTTATCGTTGACTGCCTCAGCAGACGCTTCGCGCTCTTGTAGTTCCGCCAGGAGACCAGAATATCTATCGTCCGACCCAAGTACATTATCCGCCAGCTGCTCAGCAGTATATGTACCATCCTCATCAAATCCAGATGTATTCTGGATGTTTTGGATCATCTGCTCTCTGAATTGCTTAAACTCGTCTACTGTAGCGGGCTGGTCAAGAGCTTGTGCAGCAAGCAAAGCGTCTTGAGCAATCATTTGATTGGTATTATCAATCTGTTCGATTGCTTCTTGAAGTGCAGACTCATATTCGTTGTAAGCATCTGCAAGCACAGTAAAAACAGGATTATCAGTACCAAACTCATCCCTTACAGCATTCATAGTATCTCTTAGATACTCATAGTTTGCCATTAGGTCTGAAAATTCTACATCTTCTAATCCCCCGTCTGTGCTATAAACGCTTGGAAGAAAGATTGTTCCGCCACCATTTGAACCAGTGTTGTCGATCCCCTCATACCCAAGAGATTCAAGATAGGCCATTGCTTCTCCAGCAGCTTCACCCGTTGCAGAATAAAAGCTGTGTGAGTTGAAATATCCATCAAGTTCCTTAACAGCTTCTTCTTTTGCAATATCAGCCGCTCTTGCTCCTTGAGAGATATTTGTACGCATTTGCTCTCTTGCCGCTTCAACAATAGAATCTCTTAGATCCTTGTAATCTCCAGAAAGATTTTGAACGGCGATTCCTTGGGTCTCAAGATAAGCAACAAGCTCATCCTGAATACTCATCAGATCTTCTTGGGAGGCAGTGCCAGCTTCCACGGCATAGCTCATCTCAATATATGATGAGGTAAGATCATATAGTTCATTTGAACTCTGGACGGCGGCAGAACCAGCCTCCAATGCAGCCTCACGAGCCTCTTTTGATTTATTGATAAGAGAAGTGATACCAGAGACAATAGCGTTAATAGCTAAGCCGATGCCAAGTCCAATTAACGCATTAAGCGCTGTATTAAGTACCTGCACACCAATAGCAGCAGCCTTGGATTTAACACCCATAAGAGTAGTTTTAAGACTGGCCTGTTCCATAGATGATGCGTATGCCTTTGAAGAAACAGCTGCATCATCAGATACCTTCACAGCACTGCGTAGGCTATCGCTACCCTTACCAATAGTGTCATTCCAGATGATTTGTCTTTGTGTTAAATCCCCTGTTGATGTTCCAAGGTTTGCAATTTTGCTATTATACTCGTCCAACAACTTGATATCATTATCAAGCTCAAGTTTTTGGGCGTTCCATGAAAAGGCGATTCCAGTGCCAGAACCTCCCCAATTCTTTTGATCTGTTGTACGGAATAAGTTCAGCTTATCAAAGAATGGAGTCACGGCAGCAAAAACAGCCGGCAAAGCACCAACCGTATCGATAAGAGAAGTTAGCCACCCAAGCAGACCAGTACCAACATCAAAAGCTCCTTTAATTAGGTCGCTGCTCAGAATGGTATTAGCAAACACCTCATACTGAGCCTGGAACTGTTGCTGCTTGGCTTGAATGCTATCCATCCACTTCTCATGCTCTGCAACAGCAGAACCCTCGGCGTTCATAGAAACATCCATAACCTTGACTGCATCGCTCATATTCGTAATAGCAGCAGCCAGGGCGTTACCCTGTCTCTTACCTGCCAATAGCTCAAGCAAAGCAGCCTGGTCGATATCGCTCATCTTTTCCCAAACTTCGCTGATTCCAAGCATGATATCATAAGTGCTCTTAAATGTTTCATCATCGAGCATGATATCAAAACCGCCGCTGCCATCAACATTTGTCAGCCCTAAGATTTTATCTCTTAGAGAAGCAGTAGTTTCAGCCATGTACTCTGTTTCAAGGCCGGCCTCTTCCAATTCGGTTTTTGCACCACGAATACGCATAGAGACGGTCTTCCACATCGTACCAACCACATCAGGGTCTTGAATAACATTGTTTGCCGCTACGATCAAAGCAATAGACTCATCAATGGTATTGTTTGCCTCTGCCATAGCTGATGCGCTTCGCATCATGGCTTCTCCGATACCGCCTGAAGAAATTGCAAATCGGTTGCCGACCTCGTTGAACTTATCAACAATGCTCATAGTATCGTCTACTTCGATACCAAAAGCTTTCATGGTAGAAATGATAGAGTTTGTTGCTCCGTCAATACCATCTACTTCATCGCCAACCACAGCATAGATATTTGCTACCTCAGACAGCTGGGTTGCATCTTCCATGTTATAACCCAGTCTTGCAAATGATGCTGTAGAGTCAACAAAGTCCGCATAAGTCGTACCTATCTGTACTGCTTTTGTGGCTGCATCAGAAAGGAAGTTTTCATATGCTGTGTCTGTTTCGTCCGTAACCTTCTTCAGCTCTGTCATAGCGCTATCCAGCTGTACAACTGCGTCATATAGACCAGTCACACCGCGCATTACGCCGGCAATCACACCGCCAAGCACCATCCAGGAACCCATCTTTGCGGCGTTAGCTTTTAGGTCATCCCAGAGAGATCGACTATGCTTCCCAGCCTGAATCAACTCTTGCTCAAACAGACGAATCTTAGCATTTAGATTAGTTAGTTCCTTACTGCTACTAATCATCTTCGATTCATCGAAGAGTTGTTGCCATTTAGCAAGAAGATTCGGATCACTCACAAATGAGCTATATGTGTTCTTCAAATTCTGAATCCGCAATTGCGCAGTCTGGATATTTGAAGTCAATCTATCTGCGTCAATGATTTGCCCTGACGCAGTATTTTGTAGCTTCATTTGTTTGAACTGCTGGTTAATCAAAGACAGCTGGTGCCGATAGGCATCAAGGTCAGTCGGATCAAGTGCCTCATCAAGCATTTGCTTCGCTTGATTTACCGCAGCCTGAAAATCCGATCCAAATAGTCCAGAGTTTTGCCAACGCTGGATATCAGTTTGAAGTGCGGCCTGAAGCTCTGCTTTTTTATTTGTAAAAGTAGCCGCATTCAAATCAGTTGCTGCGTATGCAGATGATTGAAGCTCTTTTGCATATCTCTGCAAGTCAGCAACCATAGAGTTGATTTCTCTTTTATGATCCGCAGACAAAGTTGTGTTTGCCTGTCTGATCTCATCAATTCTACCCTTTACCTCAGTAAGTTTTGCCTGATATTGATTAAATTGTTCCATATCAGCAAGCAAAGGTTTAGAGGTATTAGTAAGAGTCTTACTGGTAATATCAGCAATCTTATTATCAATTCTATTTAGATAATCAAGAGTGCGTTGCAAATTTGTGCCGGCATTTTTATCAGACAGGATAGAATTGTCCTGTACAAATCCGCTGTATGTTTTAGAGCCTTGGCGAATTTTTGAAAGATTGAAGTTAAATCTTTCTACTACGCCATCTGCTTTGGTAACACTTGCAGTAAAGCTTTGAATATCGCCTTTTGCGTCCTTAAATACATTGGTGACATCTACTCTACCAAGCTTACTAAATTCGTTCTGGACACGGGATACGATATCTCTTACTCCAGTAAAATATCTCTGCCCGTCAGCATTCAGTTGAGCAGCATCGAAAACTTTGATCTGTGCGCCTCGACCACTGCTCCCAGCAGCTGAAACTTGTTTTGCGATTGATTGTAGCTGGCTCTGCGTGGTTCTGATAGAAGCTTCATCAACAGCTACCTTCAGCTTTACTTCGTGCGATGCGCTCAGCGATTTAACAATACTGGATAATTGAGAGTCAAGCGATGAGGCACTACTGTCATCAATGATCGCTTTTAGCAGAATTTGCAGTTCATCCACGCACAATCACCTCGCTTAAAATAAATTAACTTATTCCTAATGAATATTATCGAACTTTAATTCCATGTTTTCTTAAACCGTTCTTCATGGCGATTACATGTTCGCCAGAAGCATCCAATCGCTCAATCGTTGTTGCTGTAAACGGTCTTGCTTTTGGCCGTTTCCAATAATCATAACCAGGATCGCCAGATTGCCCTACTCCATGCTCAATCACATAAGGCAGGCTTTTATTAACGGTGGCACGAGCGCCATTTCTTCCGTTCAAATATGGATTTGGTTCAGTTTCGTTGACAACAGACATTATCCCGTTTTTGGCCGCTCCACCTTTAATTACGATGTTATACGGATCTCCAATTCCTCCATACTCATAGCGCCTCTGATAGTATCCAGATGTAGCCATACTATAAACTACATCGTCCACAGCCTTTACCTCTTCTTTTTGAACCACTGGAAATACATCTTCGGTCAACACCTGGTCAACCCGCTTTTGCAAATAGGCCATAAGCTCTTTTGTACTTTTGAATTTTGGCATATTGCACCTCACAAAAAAGTAGGACAGCAATAATGCCACCCTACTTACATGTATTTCAAATTGTCGGCATGTTCACTAATCCATCCGCGATAGTTCTTCTTTAGTTCACACACCTCGCATCTTTCATCGCCCAAAAACCAATTCATATACCGAACAAAGCCTGAGCGCTCTGGGTTCTTATACAAATCGATCTGCCCATCATGCCCGATCACTATAACCTTACAGCTGTCGTGGATTCTGGTTAGAACCTTCATAAGCTCGTCAAAATAGTAATTTTGCGCCTCATCAATAATCACTACTTTGTTTTCAAAGTTTACACCGCGCAGAAATGTGTGAGTTAAACATCTCACATATGCAGTGCCATTCTTTTCATTCATAATGTTATCAAACAAAACAGTATTTAGATTTACTCCAATTTTGAGAAGCGCTTCATAGAAGGGTTCAAAATATGGCTCCGACTTTTCTTCAATAGAGCCGGCCAAATACCCCTGCTTTTGTTCCTGAGTAGGAGCCGCAATATATACGATCCCATCGTATAAACCATATTCGTACAATAGATTCGCTGTGGCTGCTGCAATCGTTGTTTTACCAGTTCCAGCCTTTGCATTGCAAAATACAATTAGCTTCTCTGGATTCCAAATTGCATCTCTAAATTTCTTTTGATACTCGTCGCACTGAATACCATAGAATGGGTTATTGTCTAAGGTCTCAGGTGCCTGCGGTTTAATTGGGTATGAAATGCTGTTCTTTCGCGCCATGAAGTGGCCTCCTAAATAATTTCGTCAAGATCTGTAATAATTTCATCGGCAACGCCGTATTTGATAGCCTCGTCACTGAACATAAACCAATCTCTACGATAATTCCGATCAATCAAATCTTGTGGAATGTTGGTATGTTCTAAAATAAACTTACGAACCTTTGCCTCTGATTCTTTGGTAAACTCCAAGTTGTCCAACACCTTACCAGTGTCGCCTACAGCCCCGGTAGAACCGTCGTGGATCAGAATAGAGGTAGATTCAAAGATATACCGTTTGTGGCCTGCCATCAGTAGCAACCCTCCACTGCTATACGCTCTGCCCATTCCAATAGTAATAACTGGCGTTTTAGAAAGAGCAATTACATTTGCAGTATAAAGAGTCACATTTGCCGTGCCTCCATCAGAATTGATAAAGATTTTGATCGGTTTTCTCTCTTCAACAGGCAACCCCTTATCCTCTTTATTCCACTTCAAAATGTACATTGGAATATCAATCATCCCGTCATCAATGAGATCGTTCCATAGGATTTCCCTATCGTTCAATCGACGGTAATACTCAAGAAGTGTAGGGGGGGGTAGAGTTGTTTCCATCAGATCTTCAACATCCATAAAATCTTCTTCAAGAAAAGCTTTCCTCATAAGCGCCTCCGTCATTTTTATTCTTTTGTGTTTCTGCTTTCCAAAAATGCCCCAGCAAGACTCTGCGCTGAAATTTCAGTGTTTTGCGCCATCTTTCCCATGCTGGTTACAAAATTACCCATTTGCTCAGCATCGACACCATCAAACAGGCCGGACATCTTTGATACAAACTCAGAAACATTCTCTGTAATCTGTCTTACATTGCTTTGCTGCTCCGCAATCATCTTTCTCTCTTCAAATGCGATACGTTCATCAATAGACTGACGAATCATATTGAATTGTTCGAGATCGATATTATCAAGAATCACCGCAATAATTCCGGTTGCCGCCATTACAAAATCATAGGTTTTGCTTTGTGATTCAGGCATGGTGAAATTTGCATAATAGGTCATCAGATTTCTCTTCACGATAAAGTCTCTTGCAAGCGGAATAATCAGCATATCGTCAGCCATGATACACTCTCTTACAACATCCTCAATAAACCGAATAGATTCATCCATGGATAATAGCGGCTTAACTGTAAAAGAAAGTGTCTCCCCATCACCATAAGGCATTTGAATTTCCTGCGGAGAAAGATTTAGCTGGTCGCAATATTTCTCCAATGTATTTACAGAGATTTTATTCTTTTTCTTTGACATGAAGTGCCTCTCCTTCTATCTCAAAATGATTTACGGCATAATGCCCGATACATATTGCATCAGATAGATTATCATTGTCTGTATCTACCTTAAATTTATCTTTCACAAACTGGATAGATAGAATTTTTGATTCTTTTTTGCCAGCAGCTTCGAGAGTCTTAATTTTTTCTTTAATCTCCTTTGTGCTTCTACCACGAGCCTTGCAATAATTTTGCCATTGTGTAGGAGCGACAAAGCTATACAAGTATTCGTTTTTCTCAAAAAGATTAACGAGGACACCCTGTAGCTGAGCAAGCTTCTTAAATGACTGTACATTAACACGCAACTGAATATCTTCAATAAAAACAGCCGCAATATCATTTTCTTTGATCAATTCATCTACCAGCGTTTCTATGGCAAGAATCGCCTTTGCGTAAGTGTATTTCTTACTTCCAAATGAAAAAGTCCCGTATTTTTCAAGATCCTTTGTTTCGTAGTTAAATATCGCCCACGCTCCGTTTCTTGCCTGGTCAATAGCCAGGATTTTTATAAAACCATCCTCCGTTCTCAATATAGAAAAGAAAGAAGGAGAGGTTATTCCTCCCCTTCCTCATCAACTTCAACAGGTGTCTCTACCCGGACATGCGGTTGGTGCGCCTTTGAGATACGGACTTTCTTATCTTTGATTTCACAATAGACCTCTTCCCCTAAATACTTATCAATCCCGCAGTCCTTGGGGAGACAAATTTGAGTGTCCTTGCCATTCAGTTTGGTTTTCACAACGCATAGGTTACTGTCTGTTTGAATGACCTCATTCACATAAATCTTATATCTCATTGATCTGCCTCCAAATCGCTATAAAGAATAAGGGAGGGCAACCGCCCTCCCATTTTCTTCTTGTGTCTCAACCCTTAATACTTAACCATCTGAATCATAGAGCCGGTATCTGCATCACGCATGATCTCGCACTCAAATGTGGTAGTAGAAGGATCTCCCTCAGCAGCAAAGCCCAGCTCAAGGTTAGAGGTGAATTTTAGGTTTGGAATAGTAACCTGGAATGCCTCATCCTTACCAGTCTTCTGGTTGCGGAGCACAGTATCGCCCACCAGCTTATATGTACCGCTGAAGTGCTCGGCATCAATGATGTATGTCTCTGCGGTCTCTTCACTGTCATAATCGTAATACACAACGACTCTCTGATCGGCAGCTTCGGCAACAGTAAGATCCTTACCGGAAAGCTGTGCGCCAGACATGTCGAATAGAGCCTCTTCGTCGCAGTCGGAATCATAAGGATAAACCAGGATCTTATCCGCTGTAGTATTAGGCTCAAATCCAAGTGTAATCTTACCTGTTGCATCTGCCTTTAGCGGATACAGACTGCCCTTATTTACACCATTCTCATCATACTCAGTTGTCTGTCTGATACGAATAGTCTGCACACCAACCTTACGGGCAATTCCAGAAATAAGCTCCAGTGACTTAGGAGAAATCAAAGCGTCCTCAATAGTCAGAGTAGCCTCCTTATTGATCTCCCATGTAATCAGCTTAGGGTTGCCCTTACCGCCTCTTGCGTATACCTTCTCAGAGGTAACGCTAATTGAAGAAGTCTTCAAGCTGTCAAATTGGATAACCGGCTTGTCTGTCTCCATATCATAGAGAACAACGTCCATGACTTCTTTCGCGCCAAATTTTGCGTTAGACATTTACAATACCTCCTTAAAAAAAATAAACAGCCTGGTTTCCCAGACTGTCTGCTGATTTATTCATCTTCACGCTTGATTTTTGTAATCCAGTGCGTGAGATTTACATCTTCTTTTTTAGCGCCATGTAAGAGCGCTTGTACATTGACCTCATAATCCTCCATGATTTTCAGGCGATTGAATTGATCATTAAACTGATATAAATCATATTCCATAATCTCATCCATCGTCATGCCAATGCCACTCGCCAAAATACTAACAAGATCTGCAAGCGTCAATGAGGATTCTTCGTCTCCGCTTTTCGCTTTTCGCCTTTTCAATCGTTCTTCTTTTCTTCTCTGCAAGACTCTACGAGCCGCCTCATTGTCTGGGTTCTCTTCCTCTTCTTCAACTCCTTGAAGGCCATTTCTCAGTCTAATAATCGCTTGAACCGAGTCAAAATTATCTTTCGTTATCTCAAATCCATCTCCGACAAAAGATAGCCTCCTTGGTGAGAATGTTAGTTTGCTATGTGTAATTTTAGTCAGCCAAAATATCATCATATGCAATGTTTCTCTGTCGTGCAGCGCATTTCCAATTAAGTAATTAAAAGCTCCCACACCAGAGATATCTTTACCAAGTAGCGCTCCTATATCACTCTCTGTCAAGGACAAAAAGCGAATATCTGTGTTGTATTTTGTATATCCAACACGAGCAATTTCACGAATTGGAATTGGATAAATTGGAACCCCATCTACGAATATCGGATCTTTAGCACATAGCTTCAAATCAAGATCTCTTGTTTCCAAACTTATTCCCGATTAAAATCAACTGTTCTATAAACAAGTGTAGTGCCGTGAAAATCTTCAGCCGGCGTAAACTTGTCCCAGGATTTCAATTCCACTCTACCCAGGCCAAAACAGTTATTTCCGTTAATCAGCTTGTCGATCTCAGTGGTAAGCAGATCAGTGACAAGCCCCTTTGGTGTTCTCATTGTTCTTTCATGTGCTATAATCCAAATGTAGATATTAAAATCAGAAAATGAACGATTGATAATTCTTGGTGCAACAATATCAAAACAAATATAAGTCCCTACATCTGTTGTCTTGCCTACCATAAAATCATATGGAAAAATACGCTTATAAGCCAAATCCATCGCGCCCATGTTCGGGTTGTCTTCAGGACGGACTAAATCAATGATTGCATCGCATTTGCAGATACTTTCCATAATGGTATCTCTGTACTTAGGGATCTGTTCAAAATACATCAATACCACCCCCTAATTGTAAATACAGCCGTTTGAGACAATTCGTATTCAAGATTTGATACTTCAACCGTGATTTCATGCCCTATATATTCCCTATTGTCAAGAGCATACAAAACAAAATATCCATCTCCTATCGATTCAATCATGCCATATTCAGATCCATCAATTATTGAGACTTCAAATTTGGTCGGAGACAGTACAACTCCATCTTTTAGCAGTTCAATAGAAGCTCGGAGTTTTTCTCCGAATACGATGCTCTTTTCACCACCGTCTGTTGTTATTCGGATTGAATAACCATCTGGGATATCATCTGGTTTAGAAAAGTCAGACACCCCATAATAATCTGCAACCATTAAATCTTTATTGTCTGTTTTTTCATCAAACTGACTTTCCACAATTGTCCACTGAATCAGACCATCATCTTTACCACAAGAATATCCGCCTGGGTCGATTTGTGCTAAGCGATATGCGGTTGGTTTATCATGGTTTTTATCGATCAAGAATCTGAATCCGCTATCTAACTTAATGGTCTCTTCATTATACGGGATATAGATTAAGTGCTGTGACGTACCCAATGTAAGATGATCTTCCGAAGTTTCGCCAGATCCATATTGAGTGCTGTTGATATCATAGACTGGGTACTCAACGACTTTTCCAGTAATAGGAGATAGGAATTTGATTGAATATTTACACTGCCATGCAATGGCTTTTTCGTACATTTTGTTGTTGTCAGGAAGCGAATATACAAGCCATGTTTGACCTCTCGCCTTAATATACTGGCCACTCCTTAATGTACCAATTCTGCAAAGGAACTGTCTTAGTACGCTATTGTTATAGTTGTCTGCTGTTACACCTTGGATAATTGCGCGTGTCTTAACAGCAGTAGCAGACAGAGTTTTTTCATATACTTCAATGTCATCCGCCAACGGGGATTCTAAGATCTCTTCAAACCCACCCTGCGCAAATGCTGAAAATTCGTCTCCCTCAAAACCGCTATTGAACAAAGGCTGAGACATTAGATACCATGATTCTGGCATTTGATCCCCTCCTTCAATCAAAACAGTTTCTCTTTAATTTATGAAGCATAACATTTACTCTGCTCAATTCACTATCTAACTCCTGCTTAGTCACACGCTTTGTTCCGTCTGCTCCAGTTACCTGAATATCCTTCGCATATATACCGTTAAGCGCCATAACACGGCTCAGCTCTCTTTGAAGATAACTGACATACATCATCAAGGCCAAAATACGGATAGTAGGTCGATCAAGTTTATTGGAAAACGATTCGCTCTCACTGTCGTAATCAAGAGCAACATTCAATTCAAGTTCATAGTCTGCAAGTGCAGTTTCTAACCATTGTTTCTCCAAGCCTGGATCAATCCGATATTTTGTTAGAGGCATGGAGTGAAAGCTTGTCTCAATGTCCGTAAATGTGGTTGGCTGATCCATACCTCATCCTCCCTACTCAAATAGTGTTCGTATCAGCGAGTTCGTTAATTGCGGCCATTTTCCATGCCGCAACATCGTCGCCTCCACACTCCTTTGCAATCTGGACAATCATCTTCTTCTCAGCTGTTGTAGACACAAGCTCATTCAGACGGGCGTTAAACGCCTCCTTGCCACGAATAGCGAGTAGAGCCTTTACAGATTCCTCATTCAGTACAACTGCATCCTGGGTAGATTCTTCTCCGTACCCAAGCAGAGCCTTGCGCTGCTTATCATCTACAATAAACAGACGCGCATGGTCGCCCTGATTTGAAGTACCATCCCCTACAAACAGCGGGTTCCCCCTCTGAATCTGCATCTGTACCTCTGCTACGTCCAGTTGAGAAAAGTTTTTTGCATTAGCTGGGATACGAATATCTCCAACACCATTTTCACGCTTAAAATAAAGCGCCCATCCGCACAGATTGTTGATTGCAACCTTATCTGTCAATTCCATATTTTCAATTCGCTCCTTATAAAAGATTCGGGGAGGGGTTTCCTCCCCGTTTTAGATTATTTAACTAACTCCTATTAGAGAGTCGGAACCTCGAAGTTAGTATCAGACAGAAGACCAATCTGATCCTCCATGCCCTCAGCCACACCAGCGCCGATCTCCATATCAAAACGAGTCAGATGCTGACGGGTTACGATATCATCGCCAGTCATGGTGGTCAAGCCGCCACGACGGAAAATCTGGAGAGGTGCGATATTGCCCTGAGGAATGAAGAAGAGCAAGCCCTGAGGCATATAAAGCTCATAAGAAGTCTTGTCCTCATTCAACCGAGTAAAATCAAGAGCGTTTGGCAGCTCCACGATATTAGAACCATTGTAGAAGCTCAGCAGGCCAGTCTTGCGGATCTCATCAGCAACTGCATCTGCTCCGAAAGGAATAGTAGACGCGCCAAATGTCTTGTGGCCGGCAAAATCATTCAACTGGGAAACCACAGCATAGTCACCGCAAATGTTAGTCTTGCCATACCGACGCATTACCTTCAGCATGTCATCAACTGCGGTCTGAGTGATGCCGGAACTCTCTGCAAAGTGCTTCACGCCCTTTGCGTTCTTCAAAGCCTCATACAGCTTTGCGATTACATAGTACACAGCTTTATTCTGCATATCAGTCTGCACCTGAGCCATACCCTCAGCAACAGTTCCGTCAAAGTTACCGCTTTGCAGCTCACGATAATCTACAGCATAACCAGCAGAGATTGTCTGAGTAGCAATTGGGTACTCACGGAAGCTGTGGGTAGCGAAAGGCACATCACCGCTTGAAGCCTGGAAACGAGAATCAATGCTCTCGTACTTATAGGTCTTCATCATAGGTACGGTATCATAAGGCAAAGATCTGTATGTACCCATAAAGTTGAAGATCTTGATAGCCTCGATCAGTTTAGGCTCAATTGTAAAACGCTGAATAGCGTTCAGCTCAGAAACAGCCTGGTGATCGCCATCGATTGCACGGCCAGCAAGCTCCTTGATATAAGCAACAGCCTTATCTACTACTTTACCGTCAACAGTAGGACGATTGCCCTGTGACAAGGCAGAAAACACCTCAACGATTGGAGAGGTAGCCTTTACCTTAGAAGTGCCAACAGAGTCTTTCACATTGTTGACTGTGTTAAGCTCAAAAATCTTATCCATTATCTTCTATCCTCCTTTGCAAAATAAAATCCTTACTGAGCAACAATTTCAGCAAGGATACCGTCATCCATATAAGCGGTCTTAGCAATTACCTTAAAGGAAACTGCATAGTCAGTTGCGTCAGCAACTTTCTTCACAAGTCCAGATGTGGTGAACACCAGAACATCTCCTGCGGCCAGATCCTCAGTCCCGCCGTCAATCTCAAAAGCAGCAAACTCAATCTCCAAACCGTTTACAGTTCTCAAATCGTCAGCGCGAACATACTCGCCAGCATTAACCACATATGTCTCTGGACTGTTGTGAAGCTCAGGCTTATCATTGATGTTGGTTACGATATATACAATCCCCTTTGCAGCAGTATCGTCCTCTGCAAGAGAAGCAGTCTTGGCAACGCGATCAAGCACTACGCCCATACCAACTTTCATATCCACAGCAGCCTTGCAATATGGAATATTCTGCACATTCTTAAATGCACCAATAGTCTTGTATTTCATCTCTTTTACCCTCCTTAATTAGCCAAAGATGTCCACGTCACCGTCATCCTCAGGAGATGCTACTCCGCCAAAGATATCAGGTGCGTTATTCAACTCGGTTGTGCGTGTCTCCTTGTTCTTGCGAACCATCTCAACACAAATCTTGCTTGTGATGCTGTTAATCTCAACAGACATCGGATCTGCCTTAAACGCTTCAATTTCAGCTTTGGCAAGATCCTGCTCTTCCTGGCTAAACTCTGCCAGAGCAGAATTCAACTCAGCAATTTTCTTCTCCTTCTCCAGAGCAGTATTAGCGTCCTTCAAGCTATTAAGCTCTGCTGTCTGAGATTCAATTGTCTGATCCTTCTCAGCAACAGAAGCGTTAGCAGCGGCCAGTTTCTCATTCAGCTCGGAGATCTCTGCGTCTTTTGCGGCTACAGAATCATTAAGCTCAGCAATTTTCTTCTCATACTCGCCACTTTTATTATTAAGCTCGTTAATGGTCTGAGTTACAGAAGACTTGATAAGCTCAACAGCCTGACTCATCATCTTCTCGTCCATACCTGTTTCCTCCTTAATTTCTTGGGTTTTATTATTTAACTCCATGACGATTGCTGTATCATCTGCCGGTCTGATACCAAGAATGGCATATCCACTGTAATCATAGATTTCAGGGATTCTTCCTTTCTCCTTGTAACCGCCATCGTAAATAATACGATTTTCATTTTCCGGCCTGCCCACAATTTCAACAGACCCCTTAACTGTCCCATGCTCCATTTTGTCTTTAAGCCATGCGACAAACTTTGGGTATCGCATCTCGTCGATATATCCATCTGCAATTAAGACTCTTTTTGTTTCGCCATCAATTTCAATATCGTCGATATACCCGCGCTCAAAATGTCCTACAACAGTTGCATCTTCCATATACGGCATATCTGAAATTTCTGTAAGGCCGTGACCATATGGCAGTGTTCTGTCTTCGCTAATGAATTCAACACACAGAGACATATTTGAAACAGAGTCAATTGTCTGCTGAGTATATTTCTCATCCCAGGAAATTCCGTTCTCCTGCCACTCATTATGGTTAGAGAAAATTTCGTGAAGAACTACCTTAATTTTTCTTCTTCCCGTGATTTGACGTTCATTTGAGAGTTCAAAAATCTGTCCGGTTGGAATACCTTTTTGCATTTTCTCACCCCCTTATCCTGTTGACGGCTTAGGCATATTATTACCACCGTTTGTTTTTTCCTGAACAGCAGCTGGGTCGTTGCTGTTTGTTGGTGGCCTGCCGCCTTTATTGTGATCCTCAAATTCTGGATCATCTTTACCAGTCACAGTGAAGGAAGTTCTATGAACAGGATACTTGTTCTCAAAGTCCTCATCCAACTCATAATCCATCAACGCAACATAGGTATCTGGGTTAATTCCTGTGGAAGCAATCCAAGCGTACAAACTTCCCTTTCCTCTTGCGTAGAGATCTGACATATATCCAACCATTTGATCACGGTTTACCATCGTGATAGGCAAAATATAAAATTCCACTCTACAACTTGGATCTTTAATAATATTCTTGTTGATGCACTTATTAAGCTCATCGACAACATCTTCAATCCAAGAATACACATTTGCCGCAACAAGTTCCAAATTCAAAGTCGCGGTTGAGTAGTTTCCTGTGCTACTGCCGTCAAGAGCGCTTGCACTAACACTGATATCTTTGTTCACAGAATCAACAATAGAGTTCTCGTTCTTTTCATCCAGCAAGGATACATCCAAAGATATCTTGTCAAGCTTTGTCCCGCTTGCCAAAGAGAAGAATGATGTGCTACTTCCACTTCTGCTCTTACTTGCCAAAGCGTTTTTAATTAGGTCATGTTGCTGCCGTTGTTGTTTCTCATTCAGAGCAGATGTGCCTTTGTCCTTTCCCTCAGGAAATGTCTCATATACAATTTGATTGTTTACAGAATCAAGTACATTCCTCTTGGTATCAATAAAATATTGAGCATAGCTAATATCATCAAGAGCTGCAATAGAAAACGGGATACCATATGGATCAGAGATTTCACTTTTGATTTTTGTTACAATGGTTTTTGTATTGTCAAGTACAAGCCATGACCCATCAAACTCTCCATTATTTTTCTTCATCCATCCCTCTTGGATCTCTTTTGGGAACCCGGCAAGTTTCTTCTTTCTTGCATCATCAGTGAAATAGTCAAAGTACCGCAAGTCAAAAGCAACAACATAGCTATTGTTTTTACGGCCAATGATTCTTACATAGTCAACTGGAAGAGGGATTACCATTGCATTGATTCCAAGAGTATTGATTTCAGTGATATTCTGGATCTCATAATCCGTAAGCGCCATTCTATAATCAGGTGTGGTTGCAGCTGTCTCAAAATAAGCTACATACATCCCGTCGTTGGCATTCTTAAAGATCCCATCACGGATAATCTGCTTATATCGAATTGTGTTTAGAGTGCTTTCCATTTTGATTTTGTTTGCACGATAATTCCTCGGCTTTTGTCCATTAGGCCGGCGAGATTTTGAAACAATGACACCATCTAATGTGTGCATCGATTTCATATAATCAATAGCGCCGGACACAACGCCGTTTGTCCTATAAGCCCACTTTGCCATTTTTCGTAGTTCCGCTATATGGCTCATAGGATTTTTTGTGAAAGCGCGAATTTCCTGAATTGTATATGGAGACTCACTCGACCCACAAAGCATATTGATATATGCGCTTTCCAAGCTCGTGTTAAACTCATGGATATGACCATCCTGTGTCACAGCAGAATTTACTTCACTGACATTATTCCGCTTCCAAAATTGATACCATTTCTTTTCGCTCTGCAACTTCATCACCCCCTTCAGTTAAATAGTGGTACATAATCGTACTCTGCCGTATCAGACAGCAAATCATGCTCAAGCATTTGAGCAAAATAATTACCGTAAGAAACAGATGTGTATCTGTCCTTACGGTCACTGTTGTTCATTATTTTAATTAGACCTGTTTGATCTCCGCGCTCATACTCAAGATTGATCATCTCATTGATAAGAGCAACCGTTTCAATATATGGTCGTTCAAAGAATAGTTGCGTGTCTACATCAGCTGAAGCATACTCTGGAATAAAGTTTGCGATTTCATCAACAGCCTCTGTATTACTGATTAACAGATCAATCATGCCGGAGTTGAGCGCATTTCTCATCGACTCTGCAATATTGCTGTTTGTCTCAAGCTGGGCTTTGATAATATAAACATTCTCTTCTGCCCCTGCAATCTGGATTCTGTTCGCAACCTTATCGTCGTTCATACACTTCCATGGTTTGTATTCAACATTGCGCTCTTCATCAAATAAAACCTTAGCAAGCATATCATAAACTGAGATACCAGCATTTCTTCCGTCCAATACGCAATAATCCGCATTGAAGTCTGTGTATAGCTGCTTAATTCTAATAGCCTGTTTTGTAGTTTCTCCACCATGAACAGATTCCATATAGACTACCTGCCGGCGATATCCCCTCTTGATAGTGATATGCTCACCAGCAGTATCCATGACCTTATGCTCTTGGCTCTCAGGCAACAGACGAATACAGGAGAAGATTGAGTTATCGGTGTCGTTTCCACCTTCCATAGCAATATCACAAGATAGGATTCTGATCTCTCCTACTTGCTTTGGAATCCCATATTTATTCTTCTGCCGCAAAAGCGCTTCGTCATTTCTGCGAGGATAAAATGCCCTTTTCAGCCGTCTGTTCCTATTGAGCTGATCATAGTTAAAGAAAGACCTTGCGTTCTCTGCGATCATCTGGTTTTCATACTCGATAGCCCAAGACATTGGATCAAGCTTTTTGCGTTCTTTAATCAAGAAGTTTCTGGTCTTGATATTATGTTTGAGTGCAATGCTGTAGTCCATAGCAATGACACATGAAGTACCACCAGACAACATATCTTTTGTAAAGGTCTTTATCAAGTTCCACATCCAATGGTTCTGATACCATGCGGAGCTGATATAAACCTCTTTTGGCTCTTCCTGCATTCCGGCATATTCTTCTTGCTTTAAGTAATCCGTCTGCCGAACATATAGGAACGGAGACAAAACGCTGTCAATAATGTTCTTGGCAATCATACGGAACTCTTCATAAATCATAACCGTAGCACGATAGCCACGAGCATTTTCATTCGCCGCTACGACAACAATAGAACTTCCGTTCTTAAAGACAACTTCAATTTCGTTCTGGTTGTCCTTAAAACTGTCTATTTCGTCAGCAAGAAGCGGAGATTTTGGCAATAGCTCCTTTTTTATCTTTTCTGACACAATCAACCGCGCCTGCTTTTTTGTCGCTGAGGCCACAACGATTCTTGCCCCAGGCCGCAAAATGGCCTCTTTGCAGGCAAACACAGCAATTAGGAATGACTTTGCTGCGGATCGAGCTGCGACAATACAGAAGCTTGGGAAATACTCCATCAGATATAGGATTATATGCTGATATAAATGAAGAGCAATCCCAAAATAGTGCTCTACAAATCTTGATGGATTTCTTCTATAATATGTAATCCACATCAAAAGTCTTTGTACATTTTCTGACTTGTGCAAATAGTGGCTTGGAGGAAAGTGTTCATGCAGCTGCTTTTGCTTTTCATCCATTAAAGCATCGTAGTTCATGGTCATTCCTCCTGCGTCAGCTTGAATTCCTTATCAAGATCCTTAGACCCTGTTAATAAGTTCTTCAAAGGCCGGAAGATAAACCGCGAAGCATAGCTGCCAATGTCATCAGCGTCTTTGAACAGTTTTTTATCTTTATAAAATTCTGCCGGCGTATACTTCTCAATATCGCTGACCCACATTCCAAGCGGTTTTAATTGTACAGACTCTTCTTTCTTCTGACGGCGATCCTCCAGCTCTGTCGTAGCAGCGTTAATATAGTCCTTATAGGTCTTTGCCAGTGCTCCGATTCCTGAATCACCACTCTGCACAGATTTTTGCAGTTGAAGTTTTAGATAGCACAAACTCTTATAAAGCTCGTCCTGTCTCTTATCCTCAGGAATGCCATACTTCTTTACCCAATCGTCGTACTCATACTGCAATGTCTCATAATCCTGATCACTAAAGCCAAGTCCAAACAACTGAATTGTTTCAATCGGAGTCGTAATCTTTGGATTATCCTTTACGGCCTGTATCGTTTCTGCATTCTCAACCTTATTCGCTCTTCGATATAAAATCGTATCTGCATAGGACGCACCTTTGGTTTGCGCAAGATTGAGCTTTGAGAAGTATTGGCTTACCTTACTTCTATTGGGAGACGGGTGTTTCTTTGCATTCGCCCACGCTACCTCATCAAAGCAAGTGTTGATAGTAGCGCATAGAAGCTCCATAGCCTTATCCTGGTCTCCGTCAAACACATCGTCACGATAATACTCAAAAGATTTATCTAAACACCTACGACAGATCGTAAGATACCCGCCGTTCTTTGCATAATAAGGAGACGGAGTAACATTAAAATTGTCTTTCTGTCTCATGTATCCCTTGCCACAGGCCGTACAATGATATGGGTATTTATCTTCGTTCTCAAAGGACATCCGCTCTGGCCGTTGTGTTTTTGCTGCGGCTCCTTTTTTCAAATCATTTGCCACTCCACTTCCTCCTTTCGGCAAAAATAAAAAGACACATGAATTCTCATGTGTCGAAAATTTGGTGCGCCTGAAGAGTCTCGAACTCCCGACCCGCGCCTTAAAAGGGCGCTGCTCTACCAACTGAGCTACAGGCGCATATTGAATTGCCCGGTTTGCACGGTGTCCCCACTTATTTTACGACCGTTGGTAACTCCCTTTAGGCACAAGACATGATCGCATTGCATCGATTTTATGTATCCAGTTAAATTTGCTGCCCATGTCCTTATTATGGTGGAACGAGATGGTAACGATCCATCATCCTGCGGTTTTTCAGACCGCCGCTCAGACCTCATAAGCTATCGTTCCATATGGCGGCGGAAGTAGGACTCGAACCCACGGGAGTAGTTAGCTCACATCAGTTTTCAAGACTGCGCCGTTATGACCACTTCGGTATTCCGCCGTATATTAAGCAACTCTACGATATACCCTCGCAGAATTCTTATTCCTTGATTTATATGTAGGAAGTTGACTATCGCAATTAGGACAAATAAGCCTCAAGTTATTTCTGTAATTATTTGACGCATCTCCATCTATATGGTCTAAAATAAAATTCAAATGCTCGCCATTCCAAAAATCATCCATACCACAAATGGCGCATTTACCATGCTGGTCATCCAGAATATATTGTCTAATACACCCTCTTAATGTTGTTGACACACCGATATTTGCATCTCCCGTTTTAAGCCATTTTTCTATCTTTTCTCTTTTTCTCTTAGATCTAAGACAATCAATACAATACCCGGATGTGTTTTCTCTGCTTAGTTTACGCCCGCAACAAATGCAAAATCTTTCTATATTAAATCCTCCATAGTATCAGTTGGTAGGAGAGGTGGGAGTCGAACCCACTCAGCTCTAAAACAACAGTTTTACAGACTGCCCCAGCTCTCCGACTCTGGCGCTCTCCTATATATTTATGGTGCCGGCAGTAGGAATCGAACCCACAACATGCCGCTTATCTGGCGCTACGGAGTATAAACCCGCTGCTCTACCCAGTTGAGCTATACCGGCAAAGATAAAAGAAACAAGACACATAAGAAAGAAAGGGAGGTAGAAAGAAAGGAGATGGTCTAAAAGAAACTTACATTTTAATTGCTGTTTGTGTCTTTACTTTGGCAAGAACTGAAGGACTTGAACCCTCACCAACGGTTTTGGAGACCGACATGCTACCGATTACACCAAGTTCTTATATGGCGACTCCAGCGGGGATTGAACCCGCGACCTCCGGCGTGACAGGCCGGCGCGATAACCATCTTCGCCATGGAGCCATAATGGTGCCGTCAATGGGACTTGAACCCATACGAGATTGCTCCCACCAGCCCCTCAAGCTGGCGTGTCTGCCATTCCACCATAACGGCATTGGTGATGCGTCCGGGGCTTGAACCCGGAAACTCCACCTTGAAAGGGTGGCGACTCTACCAATTCGTCCAACGCACCAAGTTATTTGTCCCAAGGAATCAACTCGTACAGATCATACGGAGAATTTGCGGTAGCAATCTTTTCAAAACCACCAGCAACGATCTTCCAAAGAGTATGCTTTTTCTTCTCAGTGTTTTGACTGATTTGAAATTCCATACCACTCTTTGTTGTACAGTGAACGCCAAGCCCATTTTCCGTTACTGGAATCTTTCTAACAACTTTTTGTTTACTGGTTTGATTTTCTGTCAATGCTTTCATTGGCACAGTAATTCTCCTTTGGTGATGCCAGTGGGGATCGAACCCACAACCTCCAGCTTGAGAGGCTGGTGACTTAGCCAGTTCGTCGATGGCACCAAATAATTTTTTATGGCTGGGGTAGCTGGACTCGAACCAGCGAATGCGGGAGTCAAAGTCCCGTGCCTTACCACTTGGCTACACCCCAATATTTCTTTTTGCGTGTTGCATTCTGAATTAAAATGTGGTATAAATGTAATAACCAAATTGATTGGAGGCAATGTATTATGGCAGAAGAAAAAGCAAAACGCGCTCGTCGTACAGTCGAAGATCGTATCGCAGAAATCGACGCTAAGATCGCAGCTCTTGAGGCAAAGAAACAAGAACTGCTTCGTCCCGCCAAAATGAAAAAGATTATCGAAGAAGCTTCCGCCAGCATGACTCCAGAAGAAATGGCCGAAAAACTTGGCATTAAGCTTTAACCCTTTCGCCCCGCCGCAAGGCGGGGTTTTATTTTTACCGTGCCTGTACTCCCGATTCTCCAAACAGGATCTCTCGCTGACCAGGCCATACCATCCAGCCCTTTATGGCAGAAACAAACGAGTGTAGTTATTTTATTGATCGTACTTTTACTACCACACGGATGGTACGCCAGAGAGGAATCGAACCCCCAGCCTTAGGATTAGAAGTCCTATGCTCTATCCAGTTGAGCTACTGGCGCATATTGGTGCTGGCGGTGGGACTTGAACCCACACGGTATCGCTACCAACGGATTTTGAATCCGCCGCGTCTGCCATTCCACCACGCCAGCTTATTATACAGAGCGCCTTGTTTGGTTTAATCAGTTAAAAGTTGATTCCATAAATAAAGTTGCTGTATGCGCTCTTATTGGTGCGGGTAACAGGGGTCGAACCTGCACGGGAATAACCCACCAGATCCTAAATCTGGCGCGTCTGCCAATTCCGCCATACCCGCATATTAAAATGGAGTAGATAGCGGGATTTGAACCCGCACCCTCGGTTTGGAAGACCGATATGCTAACCGTTGAACACTATACCTACATATGGTGCTCCGTACAGGGATCGAACCTGTGGCCTCCTGCTTGTAAGGCAGGCGCTCTAACCAGCTGAGCTAACCGAGCATACTGACCGATTCAAGGCATCGGCCATGCCTCCAACTCTGCGCTGTTGGGGCGCGTCCAGCTTTACTCCAAAGCCGGCAAAAGTCATGCTGCCAAATACATGGTTTCAATTTCCTATTCGGTTTACAGTCTCCGCTCTGTTCGTAGGACGGGCATGGTTGCGGGGGCAGGACTCGAACCTGCGATTTTCAGCTCATGGGGCTGACGAGATAGCCGCTTCTCTACCCCGCAATATATCTTTGGTAGTTCAGAAAACATTGTTCGCCAAGACACATTTCACATTATAAACCCAAATTATATGTAATAAGATTGCTGTAAGTGTCCTTCCACGAACTTCGTGTAAAAGCTCTCTACCTATGCTTTTATTCTGGCTGGAACGGACGGACTCGAACCGCCAACCCTCCGGTTAACAGCCGGATGCTCTACCAATTGAGCTACGAACCAATATCACACCGCGAGACGCATCATTCAAAAAAATCTAAGCTTTCACTTATTGAAGATAAATCCAAATCATCTTTTGTATTTATTTGATTGAGTATATTGCTGTAAGCGTCTCAACTTCCAAGGCACATCTTATCTTCTTAAAAATGGCAAGAATACAAGAATTGTTGCTGTTAGTGCCTTAAATGGTCTGAGTGGTGGGACTCGAACCCACAGCCTCGTGACCCCAAATCACGCCGTCTACCAATTGGCGTACACCCAGATATATGGTGGAGCAGGCGGGAATCGAACCCGCGTCCGAAATTCCTACATGAGCAAAACATTCTTACGCAATAGCCGGCTTTTAAGCGTTTGCTTGTCGGCGGGTGCCACGATGTCGGCATATCTTACCCAGGGCGTACCGGATCGGTATCGCCTCCACCACCTTGTTTGTGTAAGGGGAACAAGGAAACCAAACGACCTCTTCTTTTATCCTCAAGCGCTTACCAGGCCAAGTGCGCTGTTTTGGATGCTCAAATTAGTTCAAGCAGCAACCCGATTTGCCACGAAAGCGGCAAAAGCTGGGTGAATCATTACAACAGTATCGTCGTTTAATTTTGTTTTGATCCTTCAGGCGGTATCATTCCTGCGTGTTTTGCACTCTCAAAACCCCGTCGAACCCATTACTGCCCCATATTAAATTGTGGTCGAGACAGAAAGAATTGAACTTTCGACCTCACGATTATCAGTCGTGCGCTCTAACCATCTGAGCTATGTCTCGAAATTACTGTGCGTCCGAAGAACCTCGTCCATGGCCGATAGGTTTTTGACAGGGATAGCAGTCAAGTAATGAGCTGAACCGCACAAGCGTCAACATAACCAACACAGATTACTGGTGGAACTGATGGGAGTTGAACCCACGACCCCCTGCTTGCAAGGCAGGTGCTCTCCCAACTGAGCTACAGCCCCATATTGCTCCGCCCCTTTCGAGGCGGAAGCAGATTAGATAAAAGATTAGCAACTAAAGCCGGGCAGCAACGCCAACGAATAGTTCGCATGGTTATGGTGGGCCGAGCCATCCGTGTACACACTACAGAAATGGTTGTTATAGTAGTAATAGGCGGAGCGGAGCCACTGACACACACGATCTCCATTTTCATCAAGTGCAAAGTATGGCACATCCTCCTGACGATAATACTCATACCAGTGTCCCTCTCCTGGAGCAGAGTAAATACAGCGGCCAAACAATTCCTTTTCACTCTTCAGCCACAGCTTACAGATACTCTTGATAATATCCTTACTGCAACTGCCAGCGCTGGTCAGCTTGATAACGGGCTTGATAATAGCCTGTAGCTCATCAGAGCAAAGAGACAACAGCTCTCCGTCCATCCGCTTTCTTGCCTTGCACTGATCCCAGCCGCCGGCGTTTGTGGCCTCGTCATTCATAGACCACTCATCTTTGTAAGCCCTAACCATATCCCACGAAATCGGTGCCTTGCCGCTTCCGTCGGCCAGATCATCATGGTCAAATCCAATGATTTTCCATTCAGCATCATAGCCATTCTTCATATGGTCTTTCTTTGTGGCACCAAGCGCAAAGGTCTCACGAGCCTTTCCCGCAGCGCCAATTGCCTCAATCTCACTCCATGTAAGATGATTAAGATCCTTCAGCGGGTATACCATTGGAACTGGGACAATCGGCCTACTGTTCACCATAGGCACTCCACAATTGGCACAGTCAAAGTCGAGAACAATCACGCCATCCTTGCATGATACATCGATAGCCTTAAACATACCAATGTCTTTCTCTCTGATGCTGATCTTCATAGAACTGCTCTCCCTTAAAATAGATTAACTAACTCCTTGAAAAAATCAATAGCTCAATCATACCTATCACTGGGTCTTCACCCTACCTCCATTGTCTTCTTACAATTTTCTGCCACCAGGAAGATAAGTCTGAGCTTCGGGGAGCGACCCCTAACTTCTTACCCCAGTATCGCAACATGCTAAGCCATGTTGCGTACACAAACCTGTGCGGGAATGCTTACCCGCAAATTTCACCGTTCTTTCAGAAATTTTCTTTTACAAAATCCATATTTGATATAGAAAAGATCATCTTCAAACCCGTCATACGGCTACTTTAACCGGCGACTTTCGTTATAGCCGAATTTCTTCGGCATCAAAACGGAGCGTATTATTGGCTTACCTCTGTCATTATGGCTGCCACACCATAACCCCTTAGGCTTATTCTCCCACGGGGAGCGTCTATTGCTACGCCCGAAAGTTCCGTGCATTTTGCAGCGACAACTCTTGGCAACACACATTTTTGTTGGTGGTTTCCGCCTCCCTACAGTATATCACTATACCATAGCCGCGCAATCGAACAGGTATCCCTATTCAACCAAACGGAAATTGCTGTGCGTCTCAGAGCGCTGACACGCTTTGTTCACTGAGTTAATAATAAGCATGATTCAGATATTGATTTATCAAGGTTCATTCATTGTGGAGCTGGCGGACGGACTTGAACCCCCGACCTGCTGATTACAAATCAGCTGCTCTACCAACTGAGCTACGCCAGCAGATTGAGATTGATTAACTATCTCCTGTTGACATGTATTACTATATCAGATAGAAACGCATTTGTCAATAGGAATTAGCAAAATTATTTTATTTTTTTTGGTGGCTGAGATTGGAGTCGAACCAATGTCTCCTGCTTATGAGGCAGGCAAGAATACCACCTTCTCTACTCAGCCATATGATATCGGGGGATATAGCTCCCCCGATTTTATGGTTTCTCTCTAACAGCGCGGATCAGCTCGTCACCAGGCCGAAAGACTACATTCTTAAAGTTATCTACAGTAATCTTCTCCTTTGTACCTGGATGTACAGATGGATGCCCCTTGAAAGTCTTTGGCTCAAAAGTACCAAATCCTCTAATAGACACCTTATCACCGTCTACAAGCCGCTCTGCGATCTCTGCAAAAATATCATCAATCGCATTTTTAATTGCATATTTCTTGTACGACTTTTTCTCCGCAAGCGCGTTAATCAAATCAGTTTTGTTAATGTTCAAGCTGCGATATCGCTCCTTTGAGGACGATATATACTGGTATCAAAATCGATATCATAATAAGCCTTAATCCCTGTATATGTACAGACGCATACTAACTGTTGTTGCGATCCGTAGATCCTTTTCCCAACGCAATAGTCATCCATACCAAGAAAACTGCCAGCCATTACGGTCTTTACGCCCTGGACATTATCAATCTTGTTGTGATGAAGATGCCCAGACAAAATAGCATAAACTGGTCTCTGCGCCATGGTTTGTAGCGACTGCACCTTACTTGCAGAGCCATCATAATCGCCATGTACGCCGAGATAATCTTTTCCTCGAATATTTACCAGATACATCGTATCGTCAATTTTCTCATAATTATCAAAGGCAATGTTCTTGAAATTCTGCAACCTTGCCTTTAGATACCACTCTACCAAGTCATCAAGCCTCTCATGCGGAGACGCAAGATCTTTCTCTTCCAGCCTTGAGTGATTCCCAGCAACAGAAGAGAAATAGATATTTTTGAAGTGTGGGCTTAATTCAGATAAAAATTCGGAAATCAACTCTGAGACTCCCACAATTTGCTCAATTACATTCTCTCTGTTTGAAACAGCAATAGACTTGTGAATATTACCGCTTATTAGATCGCCATTAGCCCACACATAGCAATTCTCAACGCCGTGTAGGTCTGCAATATCTATAATCTCTTTAAGATAGTCTTGCAGCATCATTCTACACACATCGGAATTGTAATAATTCCAATAGTTATCTACATACGCCCCAAAGTGAAGGTCGTTTAAGCTAACAAGCAAGTCCTGCTCCGTAGGCTGAACTTGATTTGGAGTGTATGTAAGTTGTGGCAAAACCCCGCTTTCAATTGCCCGTTCAAGAATTTCCTGGTTCTCATCATGCCGTGCCATATTCCGCACTACCTTGTTGAGCGCTGTTCTTTGATCGAAAAATCTTTGGCGTTCTTTTTGGAACTCAAGCATCTTCTGATCCAGCTCTCCAAGATATGACTCTTCACCAGAACCCCTTGCGTATTTCTCCTTAAAATACTTCATAACACGATAGCCGCAATAAGGAGTTACATTCGCTGCTTTTCTCAGACTATCGTAATGAATATCAAGACCAAGTAGATCAACAATATCTGACCACTCCAAGTCAGGAGGGTTTTGCTCGATCTTTGTCTCAATTAGTCTTAGGCCATACTCATATGAATCTTCGTTCTCCAGCTGCTTATACTTCGGATTCAAACATCATCCCTCCCATCAGGTGGTAAAGGGACTTTTCTCTCTATGGTAAGAGCAATTCCGATCACACCATCCCACCTCTTCAATAAACTCATAAGGTCGTAGCACCGTGTTTCACTATCTGTAAACTCGGTGATAGTAAGATCCTTCATGTCTATTACAGCGTTTTCAAAACGCTCTCTGCGCTCAAAATCCGCCATATTCAACCTTGGCGCTCCAAACGCTTTCTACGGATGGCTCTCTCTTTATCAATCCTTGCCACAATTTCCGCAGCGGCATAATTTGTACTCGCAATCGCCCTCATCATACCTTCATGCTCTGTCGCATAGTAATGATGCCGCTTTGAATCCTGAACCATCGTCCGTGTTACCTTGTACTCTGGGTAAAGCTCCCGGAGCAACTTTGCCTCTTCCTTCGTTACTGGAATCATACAGTATATCAATCCTTTTCATAAAAATGTCCCAGGCCGTGAGTAATCCCCACGGCCATGCGGACAGGAGACACCGAATATCTTAATAAAAACGGTTTTCTTCCCTTAAAGGGACATTTCTATTTTGGACACAAAAACATCGTTAATCAACGATATATTCTCTCAATCCCGAATGACAAAATATGCGATTTTGTGTATTCACACAAAGCATATTTTGCCGTTGAATAACGACCTGTTCTCAAAGAAACAACTTCTAAATTAAACATAGGGACATTTACGCTGCACTACGCTGTTTTCTTTTCTTTTCTCGTTCATATTCCTGCGATTTTTTCTTCTGACATTCATCACAGCGTTTCTTATTTCTAACCGATCCAGGAACTTCAAACTCTTTTCCGCAGTCAACACATTTTACTTTTCTTGATAATACAGGTTGATATGATGAGCAGCTGGAGCATATCTTTTGCTGCGGAGAGCTTGGAATGAAACGCTCGCCACATTTACGGCACTGTATTGATCCAGATGGGACATTTAACTTCAAATTATCCAGTACAACATCTCCAAAACACATCCAGAAAACATTTTTACGTTTACTTTGTTTCATATGAAATAGGTATTTTACAAGCGTATCGCATACATCAATTCTATTCATTCCGAGGCTATCAAACCTACTCAGGATATTATCTCTAACATATGAGAAATTTGCACTGTCATCATAAAAGCTAATTGAATAGCGATATTGCTTTTCAACCTCGTTGTACAAGTCGATAACTTCTTGACTTACATGAACCTTCTTACTCATGTTGCTCAGCAGATATTGATACTTAAAAGCACCAATGTTTTTTGCAGAAAATGACATTCTTTTATTGGGAACAATTTTATCAAGTTGATTTACTACGCTGCCATTCGTCTTTTGAACTTGATGAGATGATTTATTTTTTGCATACACAAAGAAATGAGGCGCTTTCATGCCGGTTATCTGAGAAAGCTTTGCATTGATATGATCTGGCCTCGTTGGTTTATATAGCGTCTTTGCGTAATCAATGCAGAAATTATTCTCCATACAAAGTATCTTAATTGCGTCAATATCGACATCATCGCTATTCCAGATCTTCGTAATATCGTTGCTGATTACTCCAATATTTCCACCAGTCCAGGCCGCTCTTAATCCATGGAAAATCTCTTCCGGCGTTACAATGACCGCGCCAGCCTTTGCCATTTCATAGTACAGTGGGACAATATCTTTCATGTTCCTCTCTGCGATTTCAATGATAAGCGGATCTGCGCACACAAGGCTCTTATCTCCGTCACAATCAAACTGCAAAATCTTTGAAATAAGATCGTGGCAGCTCGTATAAATTGCGTTAGGAGCAAACCACTTTTTTGTTTCGGCATTCACCACATTATTTCTCACAGCATGTTCGCGGTATAAATGAGGGGAGCGCAAACAATCGAGCTTTCCATACGCACGATACAAAAAGCTTGACACCTCACCATCCTTTAACAAACCGCATGGGTCTTTGTCTCCCAAAAAGAGCCATTGGCAAAAGGCATATAAATCTGGAATTAGGAACATGTATTTGGCGGATAAGTCAAGCTTGGCAGACTTCCCCTCTTTTACAAGGTTCTTTTTTATTTGCCGTAGCATCTCTTTGGTATATGGATCTGAAAGCAGTTCAGGGTAGATAGAAAGGCATTCCTGGAAAGCGTTCTTATTCTTGTACTGCGATGACGCTCCAAATACTTCGAGCATAGTTTCTCGGTCTGAGGCAACCTTTTGAATTTTCTCTACGGATCGATTTGCAAGTCGCTCAATTTCATCCTCTGAAATATCAGTAAGCGTCTGTAACATCTGATAATTCAGTTTAGCGTCTGGCAAAAAAGATTCCTCTTCATTGCACTTTCCAGCAGTACAACCATACTTTTGGTACATAGCAATGTACTCTTCCCAGCTGGAATAATATTTGTACATCTTGAACTGGCTCTTAGTGAAAATAACTTGGATATCTTCCTTCAGTACATCATGCTCCACACCATATATGTCCTTCACAACTCCATGCTGGACACTCGGATCTTGCTTATCGGCTTCTCTGATAAATCGGTCAAAAGGGAAAACAGCCAAAAGCCCCTTCACCCAAGGAAGACGAACCATTGTGTTTTTAGCATTGCACGACGGGAGAACCATTCCGCAGCCATCAGTATGCGTAATTGGGATATCCATTACCTTTCTTTCTGTGGTGTATGTTCTATGGTCAATGAAATCAACCGTACCACGAACCATTGTCTCCATATCATCAACAACAATTGACTTTGTAATGTCAAACTCTTCCCACGGATCTGTTGCACTGTTACAGAGAGCAAGATAAGCAAGATACTTATTGATATTGATTCCGCCACGCTCGTTAATAGAGTCAACCGTTAATCCACACATGAGCGTTTTCTGATTTTCTTTCCATACTCGTTCCTTAATGAACACAGTCTTTTTTGTTCTGATCTGGCCGGCGGACGCAGTAAAACAAACATACCTCTCTCCGTTATAGATATACCCATTCAGAATCAGGTCTTCTATAACATCGAAATAATAAGTACGAATCACCATAAAGTCATCATACAGATTGCCAGTCTTCATTCCAAGTGTCCGTGTCAACATAGACTCAAATACAGAAATCACATTCTTATCAACGACATACTCGCTGCGCAGCTCCCTGGTCGCTCTGTGTGTTTGCAGCAGCTTGAGCAATTCACCCTTCAAGAGCTTAATACTACTGTTGTGATTTTTGATTTCCTTATTGATTTGGCGAATCCTATCTTTGTCACCAATATCAATAGGATCGTCTTTTTTTACTCTATATAGTTTACGGTACTTAGCCTGTGCTTTTTCGAGAGATAGGCTATTATAGTGATACTCCGATAAGATATCCTTTTCTGCTTTCAGCCTATTCTTCGACAGGCAATGGTCGTTAATCGAAGTTTCAAGCTGTTTCTCTTCGTCTGTATAAAAAGCGCTTGTATCAAAGCTATAAATATGAATTTGCTTATCGAGGCTTATACCTATCTCCCCCTGTTCATCAAACCTTAATTAAGTCTCCGCTCCAAAATAGCCATCCAGCAGGATCTTCCTTTAGCGCAAAAAGATTGCCGTACTTCCCAACGCCGTTATCCATAACGGCTGTAAACACATCGTCCTGATGGGATTCAACAAATTCCTTGTACAAGCCAGATAGCCGATCATAGTCAGGATGGTTCTTGATAGACGATATATTTATCCTGACCTTATCTCCGTCCTTTATCAGTTCGGTTGATTTCTTGACTTTTTGTAAGCCGACAAATACATCAACCATGTGTCCATCTATGCCACGGCTTTCAGCCTTTCTTTTCATCGCTCTTTTCTGCTCTCTGTTCATCACATCACCGCATTCTCACTCTTTACTGCAAGATACTCACTGAGAAGAGAAAGAATTTCCTCAAGGAACTCTCTCCAATACGCCTCGATCTGGATAGATGACTTATGCGACTCATAGTAGGAGACAGCATTCCCGCCCATGACATAAGACATGGCCTGCCAATCACATACCATTTCAAGATATGCACAAATTTTATTGTCCACGCTGTACGAAGAAATAAAGTCCCCGTCCTCATCTACCCAATATTGCCAGTGGTGGTCGTTTCGTCTGTAATGGGTTCTCCAAGCTCTATCAAATGCGGCTGGATCAATATCCTCACCATCAACAGGATAAAAATGCTGTCGATACGGGACAAATTCTTCCTCTGAAAATTTACTGTCATCATGGTTCTTGATGCGCCAGCTCATCTCGTCGAGAATAGCCGGCCTCTGGAGCAGCGAAATCCCGATTGTAGCATTTCGGATCTCATCCCATGCCTTTTGGATGTTCTTTTTGTGCTCAGAGATATAATCCATATATTCGCTTGTCTTTTGTAAAAGGTCTGTCTTACTCACCATTGATCTAATCACTTCCTAAACATTTCTCTTATCTTACGGACACAGCAAAATAGCTTTACTGAGGCCAAATTGATTTCATCAATTGTCGTTGTATGCCCAAACGAGATGCGAACCGTGGATCTTGCCTTATCATCCGTAAACCCACATGCAGTAAGTACATGGCTTGGAGATTTTGAACCAGACGAACACGCCGATGCCGCCGATATACAAAGCCTGTCTGCATCGCACATCCGCAGAAGAAGTTCCGATTCAACGCCAGGAAAATATAGGCTTAAAATATTCCCAACCCTATTTTGATTTTCAAAATTCACTTGGAAATCGCATCCGTAGGTGCGCAAATGCTTGATAAACATTTTCGACATCAACTCGTACTGCGTTATCTCTTCTCTCATACAGCCCATCAATATGTGTGCAGCAGCTCCAAGCCCAACTATCCCCGCAACATTCTCTGTCCCAGGCCGAAACCCAAACTCCTGTCCTCCGCCATATGAAATAGGAGAAATAATATCTCTTACCCTCTTCGATATGTACAAAGCCCCTATCCCATCTGGAGCGCCAAATTTGTGGCCGCTTAACGATAGCAGATCAATACCGACATCTGAAACATTGATTTCCATATGACCAATTGCCTGAACTGCGTCCGTATGAAAAATAGCACCATACTTTCTGCAAAGATCTGCAATCTCATTGATTGGCTGCTTAACGCCAGTTTCATTATTAACTGCCATAATACTGACCAGGCCAACATCAAACCTATTAAGGCGATCCTCAATCCAGCCAAGATCAACAACTCCATTTGAGCAAACCGGCGCTTTTTGAATGGGCAAATCTATATGCGGAATCTGATTCAAAATTGCGTGGTGCTCCATTTCACTGGTAAGGATTACTCTTTTCCCAGACTGGATAAGGAACGGAGCCATCCCAGACAGAGCCATGTTATCGGACTCCGTTCCTCCAGAAGTAAATATAATATCGTTTGCGTGTTCTGCTCCAATCAATTCAGAGACATAAGCTCTCGCCTGATTGATTGCGGCTCTGGCTTGCTTGCCGGCACTATGCAACGAGCTTGCATTCCCCGTATTACAGCTAAACCACGGCAACATACATTTCAATGCTTCTTTTCTCACTGGTGTTGTTGCTGCATGATCAAAATAAATCATATATCCTACCTACCCGAAAATTATGATTGCTGTTCCATTACAAGAAATTGGTACTCTTCTAAATTTTCTTTCAAAATGTCAGCATAGTATTCCTCATCTAAGCTGTCATCCATCGGCATATACTCGTCGCAAATTTCTGCGCCACAACAATTCTCGTACCAATAGCAGTTGACGCACATCTTTTTACTGTTGCTCATCTATTTTGCTCCTTTCCAGACCTACATGCGCATCATCTCCTATCATACTCAATCGTTTTTGCCTACCTCTTTCAAGACGCGCTTTAGAGGCTTCTATTTGTTCATCTGTCAAAACTACTTTCTTTTTTGGTTTAATCTTCATCCATGAAGCTGGGATATGCACTATCAAACTTCCGTCATCGTTTACATGCCTGATATCTACCTCGTCGGGGTGCGACTCTTTAAGCTTATACACATAGTTGATCCATTTCCTCTCGCTTGTAAAAAGTGTCGCATAGTCCTCGCCAGAAACATGGTCAATGGATGTTTCTCTGATATCATTCATCTTCAGACTCGATCTCCTGGGATAAAAAAGATAGTACCTTATCCAAACATTGTTCCCGTGCTGTTTTATGGAATCCGTTTACGGCGGTACATTCCTCGCCCCTACATACAATATCGCATGGAGATAATATTGCACGATCACAAACAAACTGAGCCATATTTTCCATGGACGAAGAAAGATATTCAAATAGCGTCATGTAGCCACCTCGCTATTTGATACTCGCTCAAAGTCAATAACCCATACTGTTGGATTTCTGCTCCATGAGTATTTCTCTTTTTTACGGGGACTTAATGACTCATTCCACATTGCAACAAACTCGTTTTGCGGATCTAAAGTGCCTGGCAACCAAACGCCCTCTTTTTCAATGTCTTCAGATGAAATGTCCTGCAATTTTTCTTTTCTTGCACTCACTATCCGCAAAAACAGCCTAACTGCGTCATCTGGCATTCTGGTTGACTGAACCCATAGAATATTAGAATAGTTGTTGTCGTAATCGGCTTTATAAATATATTTTCCGTCTTTTACAGCCCATGTCTCTTTTACGGCAATAACATCTCCAGTCTCATATTGATCTGCCGGATCTTCATCTTGACTGTTTACTTGCCTCACAAGAACTCTAATTTGAGTCTTATCTCCGCTTAAAATCATGCGAACAATGTCGCATTTCAATTTCAAATACTTTAGATCGATATCAAAACACCCCCTACCATCTATTCTTTTTTAACAAGCGTAAGCTCATGTCAAACATGTGTCCACAAAGCTCCGCTTACAATCTTTGAAATCAAATTTGGAGAAACGCCAAACATTTCCGCAATCTCTTTTCGATTGCATTTCTGCCCTTTGGCTTTTGGGATATATGCCTCACGAATATACCGTACATCGTCTTCTGTCAGCTTCGCCATCCCATTGCTGCTCCCTGAATAAGCTCCAAGATGTGAAAGATACCCGATCCGATATGGCACATCGTAATCGATCAGCTCCATATCTACAGCGTGAAAATAGTTCTCTTTTCTGGTACACCATTCGAGATTCCACACATCATTATGCTGCTTGCAACCATCCATGTGGTTCACGATCTCATATCCACATTCATTTGGGAGAAAAGTTTCTGCTACGCACCGATGCACATGTACATTAAGCCACCTGCCATTGACAGAAACACATGCTTGTAGATAGCCGCCGTCACCGTATCCGAAAGAGTATACATGCTTTGTCTTTGCGTTCCTAAGCCTGCCAAACGTAGACACCTCAAAACGCCAGCTATAATCTACTCCCTGGTATATAGCACCAAACCATTCTTCAATAGCGCCATGAGGAATCATTCTGTCCTCCCAATGTATCCGCACTGAAAAATCCTAATCTGTTCTTTCTTTTTCAGTTCTTCGTCCATAGGAATCCTTTTGGTGCATTCCGATCCAGGTTTGCAACCTCTGAGATGACCTGTCAAAAGGCTATAGTTACAAGCCTGGCAGATCCCAATCCACCTCCAGTAGTGACAGCCGTTGCACGGATGATTTTTATCCGGCTTTTCAATGTTGAGCATTTCTCTTACCTCCAAATTTGATTAACTAATTCCTTTTGATAATTTTGTCAGCGACACATTCATAATGCCGTCGCCAAATAGCGTCTAACAGCTGCATCCGTCTTTCATCGGTATCTGCCTGCCTCAACTCTGATATGAACGAGCTGAGCGCTTCATCCGTTTTATCTACGATCTTATATGCCTTACTAATTTCTATCGCTAAGGCATCACCAAACTCCACACGAAGCGCATGAGGCATAAACGCCTCTTGCGTGGCTTGCTTAATCTGGTTGCCCATTCATCACATCACCATCCTTTGGTGTGAACCCATTACAGTTTAACAGCCATGCTGGATCAAAATTCACAGGCCACATAAACCACCCGTTTTCAAATCCGTATCGATCAGCTTTGATCCCAAGCTTAATCATCTGAATCAAATTGTCTTGATCAAACATAGCAAATAGGTTTGTATCGTTTCCGGGGTATCGGCAACAGCTATGTGCATCGCCTGGTACATTTCCACGATATTTGCATTTATAGCAATTCGGCCTATTCAATCAACCACCTCCACGCCGCAGAGCGTCCAAAGCCATGCCATATGCTTTCTGAAAATCACTGCCGTCTCCGTTTTTCTCAACCCATTCAATGGGCATCAAAAATGCTACCTGCATCAAGTGAGACAACAATAATCTTTCTGCCTGTTCGTTGGTCATGCCGTCACGACTGTACAGATCGAGCCGTCTGCCGCATACTGGACAAAACTTGAACTGCTCTTCTTTCGGATATCGCCCAAACCCTCCAGCAAAACAGATAGAGGCACCGTACTTATCAACTTTTGCAGTGGCAGTTCCAAAGTCAAATTTCTTGCAAAACTCACACATATAGATTAACTAATTCCTTTCTTATATACTAACCTCATTTAGCCAATTTGTCAAGAGGTTTCGCATTCTTTTGCTTGGGATATAGATATTTATTTCGTGTCCGTCACGAATTGCGGATCGCCAAATCCACTGAATCATTTCGCTGAGCGCATACTTATCTTCGTCAACAACGCACCCATGTTCCTCAAAGTATCGCTTTAAGAACGGATTGAAGAAGATATTCACGCAATAGGCCAAGTTTTTCTTTCCACGATATTCATTTGTAGCCCGACAACTGCACGAAACAAAACAATTCTTGAACCCATTCGGAGTAAGCCTATCCTTCTGCGCCTTAAAGGAAGTCCACATGCTGTTCCCACTCTTTCCAGAGTAATAATGCCGCAAGACATTGTATAGCCCATCACGCATTTTGGCGCACGAAACAGGATTTCTAAAATGTCTCTCAGACCATGAAGACGATAGGGCGAATTTATCATCTCCAACACTGTTCAGCTTCTTGTTATCGAAAATATGCACCTTTTCCTTTAAGCCGGCGATCTTAGTAAACTGATTTCCCGTTTCTGAAAAGTAGAAACTGCCCCCGCGCTGCTCCACACCAATGTACCGATAAGAAAATCCATTGATGTCGAAGTAATACTTCTGGAGCTGCGCCTCAAACAAGTATGTCAGGACGATTACTTCATCAAAAGCCTGGAATACCTCCGGCGGGAACATCCAAAACAGGAAGGTATCGTTGTAGTACAGCAAAGTGCCGGCCTTAGCTCTCAGCATAAGATCTTGGAAGGTTGTTCCGACATAGTTATCATTGAGCCACTTAACCCGGCAGGTTTCCTTGTCGATTTCAATGTATCCATTCGCAAGGAGATCCATCACATCGCCTTTCGAGACGTTGATCTCCTTAACGATTTCAAACACCTCGTCCATGATAAGCGTATAATGCCCTTCTCTGATCAGCCGAATGGTTTCATCCGTATAGCTGGCAAAGAGAGCATGTGTGCTGGAGATGTTGAATCCTCTCTCCAAAAGGAAGTGGAGGTTGAGCAGCTTACTCCTTGGCTTATCCTTTGGCGATTTGAAATTTTTAATGGGGCAGTTATCAATGATTCTGTCGCACTCTTTGAGATACGGCGTAATGAAGATGAATTTCCCAGGAGAGTCATTCATGTAGTTGATAGCGGCGCTGGTCTTCCCCGCCCCCATGATTGCGTCGCAGATTTTGATGTCCAATGGTATCTCGCTCCTTTGATTTTAGACCTTACAAACAGTTGATTATGTAAACTCTGCTGAAAACTACTCAGCAAAACGCCATGAAAAAACATGAGAAAAGGCCGTTGGTGAAGGGATTTTGAAAAGTGGCTCCCTTTTAGATGGGTGGGGGATACATGTATTCTTTCCTCTGTCTCAAAATAACCTTGTCTCACCCTAATGTCTTGAGAAAACCATGGTCTTCAAATCCTTTGTCTGAAACAACATGAATACACATGTTCCGATACAAAGCCTTGTCTTCCTCATCCGTGATACCAAGATATCTGAGGGTGACTTCCGGCGAACTATGACCAAACGCCCGCTGAAGCATGGAGATGTCTAAGTTCGCCTTATCGGAGTTGTACTTATACTGGTGCCATCCCCAGGTCTTACGGCAGGTGTGTGTCCCAACATTCTGCTTCACTCCACAAGCACACGCTGCCTCTTTCAGAACCTTACGAAAAGTACCTACCTGGATAGATCCACCTTCCCTACTGGGGAAGAGATATCCATCACAATGTAAATAACTCCCCCTCTCTGGGAAACACCACTCCAGAGCATCCTTACAAGCTTCGTTAAGGAATACGGTTCTAAATTTCTTTGTCTTACTCTGAAGAATTTCAATCCCATCTGATGTATCTTCCAGATCGTTGTTCATCCTTACAGAACCATTAGGCCAAAAGACCTGGTTCATCTTTAAGGACAGAAGCTCATTGGCTCTGAGTCCGAGGTTGATACCAAGTGTAAAGGCCAGAACATATTTCCGATCCTTATGCTCCAGAAGCCAATTCGCCATAGCAATAATCTCTTCCTGTTTCTTGATCGGGTATACGGTTTGTCTCTCGTTCTTCTTGTAGTTATGAGGTTTCTGCTGCTTAAAGAATTGCTCCAAGCCAGGATGTAAGGCAACCGTAACAATCGTATTCTCGGCAAGCTGATCCATAGTACAACCTCCATTTAAGATAGATTAACTAATTTCTTTGTAAGAGAAATTACCGTTGGCCTACGGCTTAAAGGTAATGTATCTCTACACTATGTATTATAGCAGAATGGGGTGTCTTTGTCAATGAAATCTGGTAAAAAAGTTGATTATTTTACTCCTTATAAGGATAGGATAAAGATTCCGTGCGATAATCAACGGCGATTTCCTTGCCAAATCCACCCGTTAAAATAAAAGCTGGGAAATCTGAGATCCAAAGAAAAGTACGATGGTCAACATGTAAAAACCGAGTGCGGAGTCGAAAAATCATAAAACCAAAGATTAACACGATGACCAAGGGTGTGATGTAAGGATTTTGGGTGGGTGAAAAGTTTAGAGGTGTGGAGAAGTGGGTACAAGGCGGAATTTTCGCCGGGGCTGGGTCGTTCAAAATGTAAAGTATCCCCCTTGCCTTGCCTCCCCTGGGATAGCGTGGGCGGCGTTGGTCAAGGGCGGTTCCGCATACTCCACAAAAGCGGAATTGATTCCCCTATTCTCTGGCGCTCTCCTGGGCTGTCCTCTGTCCGTGTATGCTGGGACTGCTGGCAGTATGGCCGGAGCGCCTGGGCGCTGGCTCTGTCGGGGGTGCAGGCTGGGCGGCGCTCTTTTACTGTCATTTTCTGGCCGTTCCTCTCTTTCCCTTCTCTCCCGTCTCTCTGTCCTCTCCCTTCCATCTCCTGGGCGGCGCTGGCTCTGCTGTCTGGCTGGCTGGGGGATTGCATCGGCTGGGGCGGCTGGGTGTCCCTCTGTTCTCCTGCTGGCCGTGGCTGTCGTGCTGGCTTCCTTGGGTGCAGGTGCTGGCCGCTGTCCTCTCCCTGTCTTGCGTCCTCTCCCTCTCCTGGGTGCTGTCTCTGGGCTTTGGTGCTGCTGTCTCCCTCTGCCCTCTCTCCTGGGTGCTGGCGTTCCTCTGCTGTCCTCTGGTGCTGGCCTGCTATGCGCTGGGGCTGGGTGCTGGCCTTGGGTGGGGTAGGTGCTGGGCTGTCCAGGCCGTGGCGGTGGTGGCTGGCTGGTGGCTGGCTGGTGGCTGGCGTGTGTCGATCTGGCAGGCTTTCGGTTCGTCATGTTGCACAAATACAGCCTTGCAGATTTGGTTATTTTTCAAGCGAAAGGCGATAAATTTTGAGCGGTTTTTTCTTGACATCGCCCATAAAGTGCGGTATAATGATACCAGAGTTAAGGAGATAGTTAATCCACCTCAGTTCACCGCCTCCCCTCTGCTGGGCGGCGGATGGACGGAAGAAAGGAACCAGCTAATCAATCTGAAAGGAGATCGGCAAAATGAAACTGAAAGACCTCATTCCCCTGAAAAGCAAGATCACGGTGTATGTCCCCGCGACGGTGGACATCAACAAGGAGATCGACAATACAGCGCAGGTTGAGCGCGTGGCGCGTCTGCTGTCTGAGTGTTTCGGCGGTGCTACTTCCTCCCCTGCCCGTGGGTATTGGGTGGCTCAGGACGGCGCTCTGGTGGCTGAGAAAACAACGATGGTTTTCGCCTATTGCGATACGGCAGCGGCTGAAAAGTACATCGACGATGTTGTTACCCTCTGCAACGAGCTAAAGCACGAGATGGGGCAAGAGGCCGTGGCGCTTGAGTACAACGGCAGCATGTACTTCATCTAAGGAATTAGTTAATCAATTACGGCGGGCGGGG